GGGCCATCGCCGCCTACCTCTCCCGCTGCCCGTCCCCGGAGCGCAACACAGAGAAGCTGTACGGGCTACTCGCTGAATTCGTGAACGACAACGACGACTGCGAGTACGACCACAACGATCTCTGCCAGGCGCACCACCTCCACGAGCGGCCCTGCCCGCATGAACGCGCGAAGGAATGGCTGGCCGAGTTCTCCACCACAAGGAGCACTGATGTCTGAGGGCCAAGAGGGCATATACGGCTGGGGCGCGGAGCAACGCCGTCGCTCGCATGAGGCACAGGCGATCATGGCGCAGGGCGAGGACCACGAGATTCTGAGCAAGGCGTGCGCGGAAGGAACGTGCGGCTGTCGGCCCCCGTCCCCGGAGCGCAACACAGAGAAGCTGGTGGAGGCGCTACGCGAGATCGAAAGGCTCGGCGACACCGACGGGCCGGCCGCGCCCTTGCTCGTCAGGGCCGGGGACCTAGCCCGCGAGGCCCTGGCCGAGTTCTCCTCCACCACGAAGGAGCAAGGATGACACCCGAAGACGAACTGTTCTGGCGCCGCGAGGCGCGCGACCACCTGGACGCGATGGGCGACGAGCCGGACCGCCCGACCCGGGAGGAGTTGGCCCGCGACGAGCGGGAATACCAGCGGGCGATGGATCTCTCCCGCGAGCGGCGCCGCCGTCGCGTAGGCGGCTGGGAGATGCGTCCGCCCGCTGAGTGAGGATCCATGCCCGCCCGATCCTGTCCGGGCGGGTCGGGGCCGTCGGTGGCGCTGCGGTGCCGCCGGCGGCCCCGCCTAGATCTTGATATCGCCTGGGGGCTAGGGGTTGGCTTCCCTGTGTCTCATGCAAAGGGCGATGGCCGGATGGGAACCGGCCAGGGGCCGACGCGGATGGGCTGGGCGCCAGGACCAGCGGCCGCGTCGGCCCCGCCTATATACGCGCGCGCGAGGCAGAGCGTCCGTGCCGCGCTGCATCCTTCGCCTGACCGCAAACCACGGCGACCCGAAGGGGGCCGAAGATGGCGAAGGGCAAGACGACACTGCGAGGCAGGTTCCCGAAGGGGACAGTCGTGCGTCTCGTGAAGGTGCAGGACGCGGGAGTGCTGCGCTCCGAGGGCGCGGAGGAGGTCGACGTCCAGACCGTCGATGACGACGGCGAGGTCACGTTCTCCACGGACGTCGGGCAGCGCTACATCGCGACCGCTTACGTCAACGGCCAGCCGCTCGAGGTGCGGGTGACCGGCCGCGAGTCCGACGACGAGACGATGTTCGGGCAGCCGCCGATCCAGCCGGACCGCGTGCGCCTGTCCGACGGCACGTGGGCGGACGAGGCGCCCGAGCGCGTGAAGAAGAGCGACCTGCCGCTCGAGGCCGCACCGGATCTCGCGCAGTGGCAGGTGCCGGAGGGGACGCCGCAGCGGTCGGACACGCCGCGCGGGACCGCTCACCCGGTGGACCCGGAGGAGCCGACCCCGTACCAGTCGCAGGAGCAGCTGAAGGAGGACGAGGGCGACAACGTCAAGCAGGCGTCCGACACGGAGACCGGGCGGGCCACGCGCATCGCCGTGGGGCCGCAGCGCCAGGAGGACGTTCCCGCCGGCGTGTGGCAGCGCTCGCACACCCCGGCGGGCGTGGCGACCGTGATCCCCGGCGGCGGGCCTGTGGCGGCGCAGCAGGCGAAGGAGAGCTCGCTGGCGAAGGAGCTCCGCGGCGAGCCGGGCCGTGCGGCCGCGGAGCCGCTGCGCGCCGCGACGGGCGCGGGCGGTGACGGCAACGTGTCGAACATGCCGGGCGCGCTGACGCAGCCGGGCCCCGGTCCGATCGAGGGCACGACGACACAGCCGAACCGCACCGGGCTGGACGCGCAGGGCCAGCCGCTGTACGAGGACGTCGCGCGCGCGAACGCGCTGATCCCGGGCAAGAAGGCCGCGGAGGAGACGAAGGGCGACCCGAAGGACGTCAAGCTGTCCAAGAAGGACGAGACAGCCGAGGTGTCGGGCCGCGCCGCGAAGGCGGAGGCGGTGCCCGAGCCGGCGCCGACGCGTCGCGCGAAGCCGCCGAAGGGCGGGCAGGCTGACGAGCAGACCGCTGACCCGAACCAGCAGGCGGCCGGCAAGAAGTGAGCGAGATCGCAGAGCTCCAGCACCGGCTCTGCTACGACACCCCATTCTGGGCGACGCAGTGCGCGAAGATCCTGGACAAGCGGCGCCATCTGGTGCCGCTTGTCCCGCACCCCTGGCAGTTGGAGTTCGACGCGGAGCTAGAGAAGCAGCGCGCCGCCGGGCTGCCGATGCGCGCGATCGTGCTGAAGGCCCGCAAGCTCGGGTTCTCCACGTGGGTCGCGGCGAAGTTCCTGCAGCGCGTGACGCAGATCCCGGACTCTCTGGCGATCGTGTGCGCGCAGGACACGGACACCGCCCATCAGATCTTCGAGATGGCCCGGCGGATGTACTCGCACCTGCCGACCTACCAGCAACTCGGCGGGAACTTCTCGATCAAGCCGGACCTAATCGGCGCGAACTTCAGCCGCTCGGGCAACCGCTCGTTCATGGAGTTCGGGGAGAAGTCGCGGCGCCTGCGGATGGAGGGCCTGTCCGCGACGTCCACGTTCGAGATCGACACCGCGAACAGCCCGGAAGGCAAGCGCGGCTACACCCCGTCGATGATCCATCTGAGCGAGGTCGCGCGCTGGAAGGAGTCCGCGACGAGCGGCCCCGGCTCGAAGATGCTGGCGCTGCTGAACGCGCTGCCGTACGAGCCGGAGACGATCGCGGTCCTGGAGTCCACCGCGAACGGCCTGAACTTCTTCTACCGTCGCTGGCAGGACGCGGTGAGCGGGCAGGCGGACCCGGACTCCGGCGAAACGTACGTGCCCGTGTTCGTGCCGTGGTGGCGCGACCCGGGCTGCGCGTCCATGTTCTCCACGAGTGACGCGCGCGAGCGGTTCATCGAGACGATCGGGGACACGCGCCGCTACGGCGAGCAGGTGGAGGACGAGCCGGCGCTGCAGGAGCTCTACGACCTGACGCCGGAACAACTCGCGTGGCGGCGGATGATGATCCGCACGCAGCATGAGAACAAGGTGGAGTTGTTCAAGCAGGAGAACCCGTCCAGCGCGGAGGAGGCGTTCATCCTCAGCGGGCGGCCGTTCTTCTCGAGCGTGCTGGTGGCGAAGGCGATCAAGGCTGCGGAGGCCGCTCCGCCGTCCGTGCGGGGCACGCTGCGCGCGGAGGGGTTCGAGGTCAAGCGCACCGCCCGCGGGCAGACGAAGGTCCCCACGGGCGCCGTGTGGGTGCCGGAGGACGAGGCGAAGCTGGGCGAGGAGCTACTGGAGGTGTGGGAGCACCCGGTCACGAAGGAGTCTGAGGCGGGGCTGGCGGAGGACGAGCGCCGGCCGGAGGGCGCGTACGTGGTGTTCGTGGACGTGGCGGAAGGCCGCGAGGACACGTTCGATGAGGGGGACTTCCATGCGATCCAGGTATTCGACCACCGGACCCGACTGCAGGTGGCGGAGTACGAGTCTCGTCTCGATCGTCATCTTCTACCGTTCTGGGTCCTGCTCATCGCGCTCTACTACAACCGGGCATACGTCGCGGTTGAGGTCAACTCGGTGGGCGTGGCCGTGAACGACCCGCTCGCGAAGGAGTACCGCTACCCGAAGCTCTACCGTCGCCGGCGCCGCGATCGTCGCCAGGAGGACGCGACGGAGATCATCGGCTGGCAGACGAACCCGAGCACGAAGCCGCTGATGGAGGGCGCGATGGGCTCGGCGCTGGAGTCGGACACGCGCGGCGGGCTGCGCAGCGTGAAGGCCGCACGGCAGTTGACGACGTATATACGTGACGAGAAGGGCCGCCGCGGCGCGATGCCGGGCGAGCACGACGACTTGCTGATGGCGGCGATGGGCGCGCATCAGGTGATGGAGGAGTACCGCGTGCCGAAGGAGCCGGGCAAGAAGAAGGCGAAGTGGCAGCCGACGGACGACGTCTCGGGCTACTGAGTGCGCTAGCCTTCCTGTTACCAGCCATGAGGACAGCACCACGAGCGCCCGCCTATGCGGGCGCTCGGCGTTCCGGGAGGGGAACCATGCGCAAGTTGTTCGCGGCCGCCATCGCGGCCATCGCTTTCACGCCCGCCACTGCCGACGCGCAGGGCACGGGCGCGACGTCCTACTGCCTGCACGGCCGGATGGCCGACGGCACGTACACCCGCTGGGGGTCAGCGGCGATGAACGGCGTCAGGCTCGGCGCGCACATCCGGCTGACCGGTCGGTCGTTCTACGGGCAGCGGACGTTCACGATCCGGGACCGCATCGGGTACGGCACGCGCCTGGACCTGTGGCATCCCTCGTGCGCCGCGTCGCGCGCGTGGGGCCGGCGCTGGGTGTCGTTCGTGTTCGTGCCGTAGGTGTCCGCTCGCGGCGCGAGCATGGCGGGCATGGAACCTCTCCAGAAGGCTGACGAGATCGAGACGCGTCTCACGACGCTGGGCACGTGCGCCCACTGCGGGAAGCACGGGCAGGTCGCGCACACGGGCGCCAGGCTGCTCTGCCTCCTGTGCTGGGAGAGCGAGCTCGGATGAGCCTGAACATCTGGATCCCGCCGGAGTACCGCGAGCCGACCGGCCACTGCAACGTGTGCGGGGAGGATCTGTTCGGCACGGTCGGGGACATGCAGAAGCACATGGGCGCGTGCGCGCGCGCGAACATCGACACGATCCGCGCGGCCGCCCCGTCCGTGAAGCGCAAGGGCGGCCCGTTCGACCCGGAGATGTGGGACCCGGAGGCGGAGGCGCATCTGCGCGAGGTCGGCAAGCGGATGCTGCGCGAGGGCCGCCTGGAGACGCTGCCGAGCGAGAGGATCGTGAACGGCTGATGCTGCGCTACCGCCCGCTGGGTCGCGCGCCCGAGGACGCGCGCTTGGACCGTCTGATCCCGGAGTCCTTCACGCACGTGACCAGCTGGCCGCTGACGGCCGCGACGACGCCCGTGAAGCCGGTGCCCGTGACGATCGGCGTGAACTGGTACGAGAACTTCGACACGCCGGAGAAGGACTCGCGCGGGCGCTGGTGGATCGGCCGCGGCGACCTGGGGCGCGTCCGCGGCGGGCACTGCGTCTGCCTCGAGCCGGGCGACCCGGCGATCGGGATGGGCGAGCAGGACACGGACGCGTGGCACAAGTTCTACGACCAGGGCGCGGAGGGTGCGTGCGTCGGCTTCGGCTCGAGCCGCATGATGAGCCTGCTGAACCGCAAGCGCTACGACGCGCGCTGGCTGTGGAACCAGGCGAAGCGGATTGACGAGTGGCCGGACACGAACCCGGGCGACGACAACGGCACGTCCGTGAAGGCCGCGATGGACATCCTGCGCGACCGCGGGCACGTGCGGGCGGGCGGCAGCGCGGTGCTGCAGGGCGACGGCATCGCCGCGAATCGCTGGGCGACGCAGGTGGATCAGGTGGTGGGCGCTCTGAGCTCGCCGGCGAACGAGCGGATGGGTGCGGTGCGGATCCTGAACTCGTGGGGCGCCACGTGGCCGCACCGGGTGTGGATGCCGTACGAGACGCTGCAGCGCCTGCTGGACGAGGAAGGCGAAGCGACGGTCGTGACGGACCGATGAGCAGCGTCCCGTGGACCTGGCCGGACTCGCGCGTGACGCGGATCATCGACGGCGACTCGTTCGTGGCGATGCTGACCCGCGACGTCGGGTTCCACGGGACGCTGAAGTTCGAGGTGCGGCTGCGGCTGAACCGCGTGAACACGCCGCCGCTGAAGACGCCGGAGGGCAAGTCGGCCGCGGCGTTCTTCGAGGCGCTAGTGCGCGCGAGCGACGCGGCGTCTCCGCCGTTGCTGATCGAGACCGTGAAGCCGTACAAGTACGGCGACGAATGGATGGCTGAGGTGACGTTGCCGGATGGCCGCAACGTCTCGGACCTGATGGTCAGCGCGGGCGGCGCGGTGTACTGGGACGGGACGGGACCGCGCCCGGGAGGCTAGCGGTCCGCCATCGCTGCGAGCATCCCGTCGCAAGCGATGACGGGAGAGACCGCATGATCCGCAGGTGGCACGTGGAGCCGGACATGGAAGTGCAGACCGCTGACGGCGACGTGCTCGCGATCTCACGCGAAGCGCTCATCATGGCCGCGGCGGACGCGTGCGTGATGGCGGACCGTGCCGGCGGCGGGTTCTCCATGTGGTTCGACCGCTTCCCGACGGGCCTGCCGGGCGAGATGGTGACGACGGGCGCGATCGTGGAGTGGCGGGACCGCACGGACGCGAAGGCCGCGCCGGAGCGCCAGAGCGGGCAGCCGCAGCGGGCGGAGGAGCCGGCCCCACTCTCGTCGGTCAACGTGCCGATGCAGGCGTACACGAACGAGCCGCCGCCCGAGGACGACCCGACGCAGTACCACGGCGGCGAGCTCCGCGACGACATCGGCGACGGGCTCGACCCGGCCACGCTCGAGGAGGAGGACGAGAGCGCGCTCGAGGAGGAGGCGGTCCGCTAGATGCCCGACCCGAACGTCCGCCCGTCCGTCCCGCATCCCTCCGAGGCACCGCCCGAGGAGCGCGACCTGTGCGAGATGGTCGCGGCGTGCGTGGAGTCGTTCGAGGCGTCGATCTGGCTGGACCTGAAGGAGACGCTGAATCGGCGCTACCAGCAGTACAGGGGCTTCCGCCGCTGGAAGGACGACTGGATCAAGGCGGGCCCGAACGACCGCGACGGCCTGCTGCGGGACAGCAAGCAGACGTGGGGCGCTCAACTCCACATCCCGCTGTCCTACCGCACGATCGAGACGATGGTGCCGCGCGCGATCGCCCACCGCCCGCGGCTCATCTACCTCCCGCGTAAGGAGATCTGGGAGGAGAACGTCCACAACATCCGCCTGCTCGTGGACGCGCAGCAGGACCAGATCGACATCGACCTGCCGTTCCAGGCGGTCATGCGCTCCGGCCGTATATACGGGCTCGGGGTCGGCAAGAGCTACTGGGACAAGCGGTACGCGCTGCGCCGGCGCCTGAAGCGCTCCGTGCTCGGCGGCAACTACGTGCCCGGGAAGCTCGAGAACGCGTGCGTGTTCGATGACCCGACGTTCGAGGACGTCGACATCTTCGACTTCATGTGGGACCCGTACGGCTCGGACATGCGCACCTGCGAGTGGGTGGTCCACCGCGTGTGGATGTCCCTGGACCGCTGCCTGGAGCGCATCGAGTCGGGCGCGTGGAACACGGTGACGGCGCAGGCGCTGGACGAGGACAAGCTGCGCGGCATGGGCGCCGGCCAGAAGTACGACGAGGTGTGGCAGGACCGGATGACCGCGAGCGGCCTGCCGTCCTTTGCCACGGCGCCGCGCGGCGAGCAGGTGCACGAGGTATGGGAGTGGCACAACGGCCAGGAGGTCATCTCCGTGCTCGACCGCTGCGCCACGGTGCAGTCCGCGGAGAACCAGTCGGTCGGCATGATCCCGTTCCACGTGTACCGGCCGACGCCGCTGCAGAAGCAGATGATCGGCATCGGCGACCTGGAGCCGCTGGAGCATCTGCAGCGCGAGCTCGACACGCTACGCTCGCAGCGCCGGGACGCCGCGACGTTGGCCCTCGCTGCTGGCTACATCTATGACGATGGTGCGATCGCGGAAGACGATCTGCAGTTCGGGCCGAACGCGGCGATCCCGGTCACGAACGCCGACGTGAGGTCGGCGATCATGCCGGTCCCGCGGCAGGACGTCCCGGGCTCCGCCTACCAGGACGAGCAGGTGATCCGCCAGGACTTCGATGCGGTGTCGGGCATCAGCGACTCGCTGGACCCGAACAACAGCGTGGCGTCGACCGCGACGGAGGCGCAGCTGGTGCAGGCGTCCCTGAGCGCGCGCATCGCGCTGGCGTCCCGCCGGTTCGAGATCGAGATCGTCCGCGGCGTCGCGAAGTGCTGGCTGTACCTCAACCAGCGCATGATCGTGCAGGAGCGCGAGGTGCGGATCCCGGACAACGCGGGCGGCGCCGGCGGGCACGAGGACGACGCGGACCATCGCTGGAAGTGGTTCCAGGTCGGGCCGGGTGAGCTCCAGGGGGAGTTCGAGATCATCCCGGAGGGCGGCTCGATGGCGGCGCGGAACATCCCGCAGGACCGCCAGGACGCGCAGACCTTCCTTGGGCCGATGATGCAGAACCCGTACATCGACCCGAAGCGCCCGCTGATGCGCGGCCTCGAGCTCCTGGGGATCCGTGACCCGGAGGCGTGGCTGAAGCAGACAGACCCGCCGGTGCCGCCGAAGGCGCTGGACGTGCTGAAGCAGATGGGCGTGAACCCGGCGCTCATCAACCGGGCGGTCACGGTGGCGCAGGCGGCTGACCCGCGGCTCGCGCCCGACCAGGGCCCGGACGTGCAGCAGGTCAACCAGGCGATGGGTGTGAACGGGAACGGAGGCGGCCAGTGACGATGATGCCCGCAGCGCCCGAGGCGCCGCCCGAAGCGCAGGGGATGCCGATCATCCAGGCGCAGCCGCAGGAGGTGCTGAACGCGCTGCTGCTGGCGGTGCAGCGCTCCGCGGAGATGGGCTCGGGGTCGGACCACATGCAGGACATGTCCGACTGCTCGAAGGCGGCGCTCGCGTACGCGCAGGCATGGGCGATCCTGAACCCGCAACTGGACCCGGCGGGCCTGCCGCTGGACCATCACCTGCAGATGGAGCAGGCGCGCGGGCAGAACGCCGTGGCGCTCGAGGCGATCCGCGGCAAGAACGCGCTGGACGTCGCGAAGGCGGCCGCGCGCGCGCCGACGCCCGCGAGGTCGGTGCAGGTGCGACGAGACTCGACAGGGAGGACATCGGGATATGACGTCTCCGGCTGAACCGCAGGACGATCGCCACGAGGCGATCGAGTGGCGCGTCCACACGACGATCGCGAAGTACGACGGCGACTACACGGCGGAGGAGATCGACGCCGGCGACGCGGACGACGCGCACCTCGAGACCGTGGAGGCGGACGGCAACCTGCTGCTCATCGGTGGCGTCTCCGCGCTGTTCCAGTGCCTGATCGGGAACGGCACCGCCACGGGCGGCCAGGCGCTGACGTACTTCAACAACGGCAACGCCCGCATCTGCGTCGGGACCGCGAGCACGGCGGAGGCGGACACGCAGACCACGCTCACCGGGCTGGTGGGCAAGGCGATGGACGCCACGTACCCGCTGCACACGGACTCGACGGGCACAGCGGGGTCGAAGACGATCACGTTCCGCTCCACGTTCGCGAGCGCCGATGCGAATCAGGCGTGGAACGAGTGGGGGATCGACAACGGGACGCGGATGCTGAACCGCAAGGTCGCTGCGAACGGGACGAAGGCGTCCGGGCAGACCTGGCAGTTCACGATCACGATCGCGCTGGCCTGACATGGCCCGCCAGTACTTCCGCACGCTCCGCGAGCCGATCAACTCGGCGGGGTTCGCCGCGGTCACTGGTGTGGTCGCGGAGACTGCGCTGTGGCCCACGAGCCCTTGGACGGCGTGGGCCGCGAACGAGCTCACCCCGGGGCAGGCGTGGAAGCTGACGGCGGGCGGTGTCATCACGACGGCGCTCACGCCGGGCAACCTCACGATCACGCCGCGGGTGGGCACCACGACGGGCGGCGCACAACTCGGGGCGTCGCTGGCGACCGCGCTCACCGCGTCGCTGACAGCGGTTCCGTTCTCCCTGGAGATGTGGCTGGCGATCCGCACGATCGGCACGGGCACGAGCGCTTCGGCGGTCGCGACGGGCACGTTCACCTCGCGCGTGATCGGCAACACGCCGGCGGGCGCCGCGTCGGTCGTCCCGTTCGGCGGCACGATCGCGACGTTCGACTCCACCGCCGGGCAGGGCATCTTCATCGGCTGGACGCCGGGCGCCACCACGGTGTCCGTGCAGCCGCTCTACGTGCTGCTCGAGTCCATGAACTAGGGCGCCCGTGCCCGGCGCGTTCACTCCGGGCGACGTACCCGGGATCCCGACTCAGGATCCGGCGCCGCCGACCGGCACCGGCCCGTCCTTCCGGCAGATCTCCAGCGACGAGTGGGGGCTGTTCGACTGGGGCGTGGGCATGTGGTCGTCCGCGGGAACGATCGAGACCGGCACCTCCACGGAGTCGGGCACGGTGGTGCAGCCGACCAGCGGCTCGGACACGGGCGCAGGGTCGGAAGGCGGCACGGTCTCGGCGACCGTCTCGAGCGCGCAGACCGCGACGGGGGCGGACGCCGGGACGGTCAGCGCCACACTCTCCTCGTCGCAGGCTGGCACCGGCACGGACGCCGGGTCGGTCGCGGCGACGCTCGCGGGCGCGGACTCCGGTACGGGAACAGAGGGCTCGAGCCTCACGATCTCGCAGGCGGTGTCGGGCGCAGACGCGGGGACCGGCACGGATGCGGGCACGGTGGCCGCGACGCTCGCGAGTTCTCAGGCGGGCACGGGCACGGACACGGGCGTCGTCACGGAGACCGGCGCGGGCGGCGAGGGCGGCGCGGGGTTCGACTCCGGCGTGGTCTCGGTCACGGCGAGCGGTGCGGACGCCGGGACGGGCGCGGACGCCGGGACGGTGCAGGACATCTCGGGCGCCACGCCCGTCAGCGGCTCGGACTCCGGTGTCGCCACGGACGCCGGCGTGGTCGTGGACCTTACGCCGCCCCCGATCATCCCCCCGGACGTCGGCGGCGGGGCAGAGCACGAGGACTTCGAGGAGCCGGAGCCGCTGGTGCGGCTCGCGGACTTCGACATCGGCGTGGCGAGCGAGTCGGGCGTCGTGGTGGACCTGACGCCGCTGCCGGCGAGGGTGGTGGAGCGGCGACGCGCAGTGACCCCGACGACGCCGCCGCTCCTGCCAACCAGAACCAACGTGACGGTGTCTATGGTGGCAGGCGCGGATGTCGGACGCGCGCGCGAGACCGCTCACCTGCTGGACCTGACGCCCGCGTTCGAGGACGAGCAGGAGTTCGAGGACTTGCTGCTGTCCGGCGCGCTGGACATGCTGCTGTCCACGTGATCTACCTGAAGCGCCACCCGCGCACAGCGCTAGCCGTCGACTGGATCCGCCGTCCGATCTATCGCCTGCGAGTCGCGCGGCTGGCGTGGCAACTACGGAAGCTGCTGTGAGGCCGACCCGTCAGACTCAGCCGTACAGGACGGGCGCGCGGCACCCCGGACCGGCGCTGAACGCCATGCTCCGCGGCCGCACGTTCGGCGGCTGGAACCCGAAGGACGTGGAGCGCGCGGCGTTCCTTCGCAGGGCCGCGGCGCGACCGAAGCGCCCGACACGGCCCGCGCGCCCCGGGCGCCCGCAGCGCTAGTCGTCCGCGAAGCGTCCTAGCCTCCACCGCGTGAAGGCAGACCCGCGCATGGAGCGCCACCTGAAGGTCATCTACCCCGAGCAGCAGGAACTGTTCGAGGCGGGGGACGCAGTATCCGCGCTCCTGACGCACCCGGGGTGGCTTCACGTCACTCGCCTGCTCGAGTACGAGATCGCGACGATCGACTCCGGGCTGGACGAGCCACACACACCGCTGACGCAAGCGGAGTACGCCATTGGCCACGGGCGCCGTGACGGACTCAGGGCAGCGCAGAAGGCCGCCGACGCGGTCATTCTCGTAGCCGCGCGCGAGTACGACCGCCAGCGGGCCAAGCACGAGGGCGACGCCGAGCCGTCGCTGAACGGAGGACAGGGATGAGCGCAGGAGACGCGGGACCCGCCGGCGACGCCGGTCAGGCACAGCAGGGCGAGGGAGGCGGAGAGGCACAGCAGGGCGCCCCCGACATCGCGGCCTTTCTGGAGCAGCAGTCGCAGCAGAACTCCCAGAACTTCGAGCAGCTGCGCGACATGTTCCAGCATTACCTGCCGCAGCAGCAGCAGCAGGAGCAGGCGCCTGCCGAGGAGCCGGTGGAGGGTCCGGATCTCGGGTTCCTCGAGACCGGCGACCCGTACGCCGACCAGCAGCTGGCGCAGGGCCTGCAGAACCTTGTCCAGTCACAAGCGCAGCAGCAGGTCCAGCAAGTGGTCGGACCACTGCAGCAGGACCTAGCCGAACTTCGCCGCGAGCGCGAGGCAGAGCACCTTCTCGGAGAGTTCCCTGAGCTCTCCGATCCGGAAGTAGCACAGCGACTCATCGGCATGAGCCGCACAGCCGCCGAGACGATAGGCCATCCCGAACTCGCGGATGTCCCTGGGTTCTGGCGGTTGGTCCACGCAGCCGAATCCTCGTTCAGAGCGGCGGCGGAGGAGCGGGAACGGGGGGATTCCCCCGCCCATCTCGAAGGCGGCGGCGGCCCGGGTGCCGGCCAGCAGTCTCAGGTGGACCTGGGCGACCTGATCGTCAACGGGCAGAGCGAGGGCGCACCGCTTGGTCGCCGGTCGCTTCCGTTCGGCTGATCGGGACTCAGCGCAGCAGTCCCGCGCCCGGGACGTCGACATAACCGAATCTAGAAAGGCCGGTCATGGCAACCATCACGGGCGCAATGACGACCACCAACGTCCTGTCAGATCAGCTGGCAATCGACCTTGGCGATCGCATCAGCCTCCTCGAGCCGAGCGCGCAGCCGCTCGCTGTCTTCACCCGCAAGGCGAACAAGAAGCGCACGGTCGCCACGAAGTTCTCGTGGCTGGAGGATCAGAGCAAGCCGCGCTTCGACACCCAGAGCGGCGGCGCCACGAACGTCGCCACCACGGTCGCGGTCACGAACGGCGCCTACTTCCAGCAGTGGGATCAGGTGCTGAACACCCGCACGGGCGAGCAGTTCCGCGTGGACGCGGTCGCCGCGAACAACCTGACGGTCACGCGCGGCATCGGCTCCACGAACCTCGCGATGAACGCGGGCGACGAGCTCTACATCATCGGCACGGCGCAGCCGGAGAACGACACGTCGAAGCCGGCCCGCTCGGACATCCCGTCGAAGGTCACGAACAACACGCAGATCTTCCGGACCCCGTTCGAGATGTCGGGCTCGCTGCAGGCGTCGTCGTTCCAGGCGTCCCCGGACGAGTGGCCGCGCCAGGCGCGGTCGAAGGGCATCGAGCACGCGAAGGATCTCGAGCTCTCGTTCCTGTTCGGGCGCAAGAGCGCGACGACCCCGGGCGCCACGGAGGACCGCACCACGGGCGGCATCCTGTCGTTCATCACGACCAACCAGACGGACGCCGGCGGCGATCTCTCCGAGGCGGAGTTCAACGCGTTCATGCTGCAGGTGATGCGCTACGGCTCCGACTCGAAGCTCGCGATGGCGTCCGGCGTCGGCATCTCGGCGCTGAACAAGTTCCCCGCCAGCAAGCAGCAGACGCGGAACGACGAGACCACGTACGGCATGAACGTGACGCACTACACGTCCCCGTTCGGCTCGCTGAACCTCGTCTACCACCGGATGCTGGAGGGCACGAAGTACGGCGGCTACATCATCGTCGTGGACATGGAGCAGGCGGCGTACCGCTACCTCGCGAACGATTCCGTGAGCCGCGACACGAAGGTGCTGCCGAACCGCCAGCCGAACGACCAGGACGGGCGCAAGGACGAGTACCTGTCCGAAGTCGGCCTGCAGTTCGGTCTCCAGCGGACGCACGGGGTGCTCACCGGCATCACGTCGTAGGCGCTACACTCGCCTTCTTCCTAGCGGTAGGTAGATCGACGGCCCGCGAAAGCGGGTCGTCGTGCGTCCGGAGTGCAAGCGACACTCTCCGGCATGGAGATTCCGCTGCATGCGCGCGACGGCTCCGTCCGCGCAGTGGCTCACGTGGACGACGACAGGACCGATCTGGCCGCGCTGCGCTGGTCGCTGCTGCCGGGCGGCTACGTCGTGCGCTACAAGAAGATCGACGGCAAGCAGCGCTGCTTCTACCTCCACCGCGAGGTGATGGACGCGCCGCCCGACATGCACGTGGATCATCGCGACTACGATCCGCTCAACTGCCGTCGCGAGAACCTGCGGCTCTGCACGCGCTCGGAGAACATGTCGAATCGGCGAGGGGCCACGGCACGTAGCAAGAGCGGGATCCGCGGTGTCTACTACTCGCGGAGCGAGAAGTGCTGGATCGCCAAGGCGCAGTACAACGGCCTGCACTGGCATGCCGGTTTCGCGAATCGTGACGACGCTGCTGCCGCGGTCGCCCGCTGGCGCAGCGAGAACATGCCCTACTCCAAGGAGGCACAAGCAGCATGAACGAAGGACCCCTGGTCACTCCGACCGACAAGAGCCACCTCTACATGTCGCGGCGCTCCGAGCTCCGCCTGACGAAGCGCCGGCGGTTCCCCGTCCGGAACCCTGTCACGGGCGAGGTGGAGGGCGTGAGCCCCGGCGAGTTCGTGGCGTTCCGCGACGGCCAGGTGCGGATCGCGAAGGAGGGGACCGTGACGCTGCAGGACTCCCTGGACGGCGGCACCGCGGAGGTGGAGGCGGCCGACGTCCACAAGTGGCTGATGTCCCATCGCCTGTTCGGCAACCAGACGGAGGGCTTCTGGCGGGTCGACCCGACGGCGCCGCCGGTCAGCAACGAGGAGCTTGGCGCGCTCATGGACGCGGCGCTCGGTCTCGACGCGGACACGCTGGAGGAGATCATCCGGCAGGAGCGGGAGGGCTGGGGTCGCGAGCAGATCCTGGAGCGCGCGCAGGACGCGCTGGACAAGATCATGGCGATGCGTTCGCAGGAGGCGGAGATCGCGGCGCAGGAGGCCGCGGCGGAGCCTCCGAAGGCGAAGCCGGGCCCGAAGCCGAAGGCGACGCCGGAGGGCTGACATGGCGACCGTCCAGGGCCTGATCGACCAGGTGCGGCTCGAGGCGCAGTTCGACGTCACGGACCCCGCTGCCCTGTCGTGGCTGGACCGTCGCCACAAGAAGATGGTCATCCGCGCGCGCGCCTACCGGAAGACCGTCACGATCGCGGGCGGCACGGTCGCCAATCAGCGCGACTACGCGCTGCCCGCCGATCTGGTGGAGGTGCTGGAGATCCTGGTCGACGGCCTGCCGTACGGGCGGGCGACGCACTCCGATCTGTCCTACGGGGCGCAGGGCTGGCTGTGGCTGGACGGCATGGGCGGCGTCGCCTCCTCGGAGGAGGACTCGTCGGGCGGCGCGGAGATCGCGCTGTACCCGACGCCCACGCAGGGCGCGCTCGCGATCCAGGTGCGCGGCATCTTCCGCCCGGCGTCGCTGACGGTCGGGGTCGACACGACGATCCTGGTGCCCGACGAGTTCCTGGACCCGCTGGTGTCCGGCGCGATCGCCACGGGCCTGACGCGGCAGGAGTACCGGCCCGATCTGGCGCAGGGGTTCGAGCAGGACTACTCGGACGCGTGCGAGGAGTGGCGGCGTCAGGTGCGCCGGCGCTACCGTGGCGCGGGCCCGACCGCGATCCGCATCGTCGGAGTCAACATCTGATGGCGGGGCTCGACCGCCGGCTGCAGTCCGACTTCTCGGGCGGCATGGTCCGCTCCGTAGAGTCGGAGCTCGTGCCGAAGATCGGGCTCGTGGATGCCGTGAACTCGTTCTACGACGACTACGGCGGCGTGTACCGGCGCGGCGGCACGACGCTGCGCGCGTCCGGGGCACTGCTGCCGGGCAGCCCGCTCACGTTCCTGTGGGACGGCTGGCTGGCGAGCGGGCAGCGCACGATCATCGCGAACCAGTCGCGGCTCGCGACGGTCTCCTCCACGGGCAGCATCACGGAGATCTACGGCTCGGGGTTCCCGACGCCGCGGCGCGCGGCCGCGATGAACGGGATCCTCTACATCCCGGGCGGCGTGACCTACAACGGCACCACGGTCGGGACCGCCGCGAAGATCGCGCCGTTCTACGCGTCCGTGGCGAGCCGCCTGTTCGCCGCGAACGGCGACCGCGTGGACTTCTCGGAGATCAACGACCCGACGCTGTTCAACGCGACGGACTACCACCAACTCCCGGGCGGCGTGCAGATCGTCGGCATGGAGGGCCTGCGCGACTCGGTGGCGGTCTTCACCACGGACGGCATCTGGATCATCTCGAACGTGGCGATGGACCTGACGGACGCCGCGGGCAACGTGCAGCACCGGCTGGACCAGTACTCGCGGGACATCGTCCTGTGGGGAAACGCGGGCATCGCCGCATGGCAGGGCGGCCTGATCGTGCCCGCCGTGGACGCGATCTGGCAGGTGTCGCTCGGCGTGACGTCAGAGGCGCCGCAGCCGTTCGCGCGCCTGACGGAATCGATCGACCCGATGTACCTGGACTACGTCAAGCGCGGCTACCAGCCCGGGCTCGCCACGGTGTACCGCTCGCACTACATGCTGCCGATCCTGGACGGCACGCGCGTCGTGGATCTCCTGGTGTGCAAGCTCAACTCGCAGCGCCACCCGTGGTCGCGCATGAGCGGCGTCGGGGGCAGCATCACCGCGCTGGCGGTCCACAAGGAAGCGATCTCGCCGGCGCCGCAGCTGATCGGCGCGGACGTCAACGGGCGGGTGCAGAACCTGTCCTGGTTCGAGCCGGGGCCGCTCGTGACAGTCGACGCTGACGGCTCCACGTTCGACTGGGACATGCTGCTGCGCGCGACCGCGACCGGCAGCCTGAACCTCAACACGGTCATGCGGATGAAAGCGGCGTACGAGCTCGTGCCGACGCTCACGTCCAGCCCGGTGCTGAAGGGCTACGTGCTGCGCGACGCCGATCAGTCGCTCGCGCAGTGGGGCCTGTTCGCGTGGGGGCAGGCGGACTGGGGCGCGGTCCCCGGGGATCTGCTGCTGTCGCCGGACGGGCCCGCGGACTTGTACGGCAACACGCCGCATACGTGGCCGGTGGGCGTGCGCCAGCGTTTCATCCAGTTCCGGCTGCGCTCGAGCGGGGCGGCGCAGCGCGGGAAGCTGAAGCGCGTGGAGGTCTTGATCCGATCCAGTGGGAGGCAGTAGATGGCGCACGACTCGCGCAATCCGCACACGTTCGTGGACGGGGCGGGCAACGTCGCGTCCGGCGATCAGGTCATGGACAACTTCGACGCGGTCTGGGGCGGCCTGGACTCCGCGATCGCGGGTGTCGCCGCGTCGCTGGACGCGCCGGTCATCACGGTGGCTGCCGCGGCCCGGCAGGTGCGCGACATCGGGGAGTCCAACCAGATCCGCGCGGGACGGGTGCTGGCGGCCGCGGACTTCACGAACATCGGGCTGGCGGCGCCGGCGGGCCTGTGGAACCTGTCGAACGTCAACGATTCGTCGGGCAACGCGCGGGCGCTGACGAACAAGGGCACGGTCACGTTCGGGTCGGGGATCACAGGGGCCGCGACGGAGGCCGCGATCTTCACGGGCTCGACGGCGCAGGCGCTCTACATCGCCGACACGGGGGCGGCCGACCCGTTCCGGATCAGGACCGGGTCGTGGGGATGCTGGTTCCGGACGGCGAAGCGGGGGGCATCTCAGGTTCTCGTATCGAAGTGGGGTAGCGCGCTCGCGACGCAGGCGTGGATCTTGTGGGCGCTTACGAGCAATGTGGCCGCTGTGAATGTGGGCGATGGGGCCACGCAGCCGTCGGCGGTAGGCGTCTCTGATGTCTGCGACGATCGCTGGCATTTCGCTGTCGCAACGTACGACGGGGCGAAGATAAGGCTCTACGTTGACGGCGCCCTGGAGGCCAGTAACACGTTCACCGGACTGGCGGGATCTTTCGCCGCTCCGCTGAACATCGGAGCGCAGACGGCCGACGGCTCGACCGCCGCCACGAATCCCTTCTACGGCCGCGTCGATGAGGCGTTCGTCACCGCCGACGTTCTCTCCCCCGAGCAGGTGCTCAACCTGTACTGCGCGCGGATCACGCATCCGCTGGGAGCGATCCCGAAGCACACGATCGTCACGGTGACGCGCCGCAAGCGCGGGCCCGCGTTGTCGGGCACGGACTTCCCGACGTTGCCGGTGCGGCTCCACAACTTTGTCGCGGGCTCCGGGGCGGACTCGGGGACGGGCGGCGTCACGATCTCCCCGGTGGGCGGCGGGTCGATCGTCTCCACGGCGGCCCCGGACGGGACGCGGGACGGTGCGCAGTCGTTCTCCGGGGCGCACACGGGGCTGGGGGCCACCGACGCCGGACTGCCGGCCGCGCTGACGGCGCGCAGCTATGGCGTATGGGTGAAGTCAGCAACCCCCGGCACGTACAACGTCTTGAACTGGGGCACGTTCACGACCGCCGACGCACGACTGACGACGGGCGCGACCGGAACGATCATCGCCGCAAGCGCCGGTGACCAGATCACAGGCCCGATCGCCTTGGATGGGCTCTGGCATCACGTCGTGGTAGTGGAGGACAACGCGGCGGGCGACGGCGTGAAGCGCAAGCTCTATGTCGACGGGCGAAACGTAGGCGGCTCTACGGTGCTGAATACGATCACGCTCGCGGGTGCAAATGCGTTCCGCGTGGGAGCGGGATCGACGGGGGCGGCGCCTTTCGTCGGCCAGATCTCCCGCGCGTTCGTCTACGCGGGCGCGCTCACGCCCGAGCAGGTGCACAACCTGTACTCCGTGGGCGGGCAGGCGCTCGCGGGCTCCCCGAAGGCGGAGGGCGACCACATCGAGGCGCTGGAGTCGTCCGGGGTGCTGGCCCACTTCGACGGCGTGGAGGGCTGCGACATCATCGACCTGAGCGTCGTCGGGTAAGGGGGCGGACCGATGGAGAAGAGAAGGCAGCCGGAGATCATCGCGGGGCGCGTCAACAACGACGGCACGATCGCGGCGGGGGACGGGTTCACGGTGGTGCGCGCCTCGGTCGGCGTCTACAACGTGACCGTCACTTTGCCTGGGTTCCGGCTGGTCAGTTTCACCGCCACCGTTCACTCGGGCACGCATATCGCCTGGGGAAACGCGGTCGCACCGGGTGAGCGCACGTTCTCAGTGCAGACCATGACAATCGGTGGTGTGGCGACAGACTCGATCTGGGGGTTCATCGCCGTGGGGGTCCAGACATGACCGGGGAGCGGTAGATGGCGGCGAAGAAGCCTTCGCGGAAGTTCACCCCTTACCGCCCGCCGGCCCCTCCCGCGGGCTCGTACGACCCGGCGCTCGACTCCCAACTCGCGGCCGCGCGCCGCGGCCTGAGCGACCTGCAGGGCCAGGTCGGGACGCAGCAGGCGCGCGACGTCACGGACTACGCGGCGCAGCAGCAGGCGATCGCGCGGCAGTCCGGCTACAACGCGGCGGACCTGGGGCAGTCGCTGTCGCGCGGGCAGGCGGATCTCGGGACGTCGCGTACGCGCGGCACGGAGGACTACAACCGCAACGTCCAGATGCTCACCCGCCAGTACCAGCAACTCGGGCGGTCGCAGCTGCAGGGGATCAACCAGTCGGGAGTCATCCGCGGTGGAGCTCTCCTGCAGGCAGCGGCGAAGCGCACGGAGAACCAGGGGATCGACCGTCAGCCGATCGACACGAACTACAACCGCTTCCTCGCGGACAACACGCAGGCGGGCCAGCGGCTGCAGGAGGACTACAACACGCAGTCCGCGCGCGGAGCGGAGGCGACGCAGACGCAACTCGGGTCCCTCGCGCTCGACTACTCCCCGCCCGACGCGAACAATCCGCTGGGCGGGCGGCGCTACCAGGACCGCAACACGCAGCTGACGACCGCGCAGCGCGAGCAGGCGTTCTTCGGGCAGGACATCGGCAACGCGAAGATCTTCCAGGCGTCCGGGGCGGGCTGGGATCCGGCGCAGAAGCCGGCGAACGAGTTCGGCTCGGGCGCGACGGCGCATCGCATCGTCCGCGAGGGGAACCAGAGCGTCGCGTACTCACCCGCCGGCAAGGTGCTGTGGCGGCGACCGTATAGGGGCTGAGATGGCGAAGAAGAAGACATCGCGCAGGTCACGGTTCGCGGACGACGCGGCGCTGCAGGCTCTCGTTCGCTACGGCCCGGAGGAGACCGGCCTGAAGGCGCTGGCGCAGCAGGCGCGCGCGGACTACGGCGTGAGCGTGCGGCAGGCGCAGACGACCGGGGACCTGACTCTCGCCGCGGCGAAGGAGGCGATCCCGGGCGTCGCGAAGATCTACGACTCCGCCGGTCTCGCGCAGGCACGGACCGCGTCCCTGGTGTCCCCGGAGCTCGCGGCGCTCACTGGTCCGGGTGCTGCCACGTTGCAACGCGGCGGGGCGCTCGAGGTCGCGCAGCAGCTGGGGAATCTCCGCGCGTCGAAGGCGTCGGCGCTGGAGGACCTGACGACCCGGCAGGTGGCGGCGCGGCAGGGCCAGCAGTTCGGTGTGCTCGCTGCCCGCCAGAAGTTCACGCAGGACATGGCGAAGATCCTCGGGCAGTCGCAGGGGCTGCGGCAGCAGAAGGGCGCGTTCACGGCGTCCACGCTGAACGCGCTCGAGCAGGCGGCGCTCGGGCGCGCGGTCACGAAGCGCGGGCAGGACAAGACCGCGGAGGCGGCGAAGGCTCGTGTCCGCGCGACGAAGCGCGGGCAGGATCTGTCGCATCAGGATCGCGTGGCGTCGCTGAACCAGCGCGCCGCGGCCGCCGCGAAGAACACGCTGCCGGGTGGGCAGAAGCTCAACACGGCGGCGATGCACGGCCGGGTCGCCGATCAGGTGAGGTCGCTGCAGGCGGTCATCCAGGAGCACAAGGGCGACTACAAGTCGCGGGCCGAGCTCGCGCACGATCTCCTCGTCGGGGTGCCTGCGTCCACGCTGAAGAAGGGCACGATCGACCCGAACACGGGGAAGCCTCTCGCCGCGGACATTCACGACCCGGGCATCCCGAAGGCTCCGTCGCAGTTGGCGCTGCAGGCGGCGTTGGACATCGCCTACAACGGCGGCGTGTCGAACGGCACGGCGCGGGCGCTGCATCAGCGCGGTTTCAGCGTGGGCGTGCTGGGCCTGCCGAACAGCGCGGCGGCACGCAAGCGCCAGAAGGCAAAGGTGCGCGGCATCCGCCAGGCGTTCGCGGGTCTCGCCAGGGGGGTCTAGGTGCCTCCGAGCGAGCCGCCCCGGGCATCGCGCTCCAGGCGGCGTCGCACGCCGCCCCCGCGCCCGTCCGCCACGGGCGCCGCGTACTACGTGTCGCAGGGTCGCGCGGTCCAGCGCGCCGCCCGTCATCAGCAGCGGGTCGCGCGTGTGCAGCGCGCCACACGGACCGCAGCGCCGTTGTCTCCGCGCACGCCGGCGCAGAACCGTGTGCGGGCGCAGCGGTCGCTCGGCTTCAACCCGGCGCAGGGGGACCTGCATCCCGCGCAGCGCGCTGCCGCGCGGCGCGTGACGCGCGCGCAGCGGCACGTGGCGGCGCGGCCGATGCCGCACGTCCCGATCCTGCAGAACCCGACGCGGCAGCAGGCGCAGGCGGCGCACGACCTGATCTCCCGCGCGATCAACCGCCAGGTGACGGGCCGCACGGGCACGGAGCGCCAGCGGTCGCGCGACCAGATCATCCGGGAGATCCAGACCGACCCGCGCCAGCGCCAGATCCGGACCGCGTCGTCGCACTACGCGCGTGCGCTCGAGCGCAGGAACAGCATCGTCATCGCCCGCGGCTCCGCGCCGACGCAGACGGACGTCGCCGCGAGTCTGCGGCGGATCGCGGGCCAGGCGGCTCGCCTGCCGGGCGTGAAGCCTCTCTCGTCGCGGCCGGTCGCCACGCCGTCGCTGGCGGGCACCCGCGCGCAGCATCTCGAGGGCTTGAAGCAGGCGGCGCTCTCCTACGGGTCGAAGGACGCGGGCGGGCTCGGCCTGTCGCGGCGCTCCCATGAGATCCGCGCGGGTCGCGCGCAGACGCGGTACGCCCGCTCCCGCAACCAGTACAAGGCGCTGGCGGCACCGAAGTCACGTGTCGTCGGTCTCGGGCCCGCGTCGATCAACGTCACGCCCGGGGTGACCGCGGCAGGCAAGGCGCTGGGCGCGGCGCTGGCGCAGACGTCGCTGAACGTGGGGGACATCGGGCCGCGGACGTTCGCGAAGAACACGGGGCGCGACATCGGCCTGCTGGCGACGGGTCCGTTCACGGGCGGCTACGAGATCGCGGCGGGCACGCTCGACGCGGTCCGTGGCCGTGGCACGCAGCGCCTGCAGAACCTCGCGACGGGCGTGGGGGAGAGCGTCTACAACACGTTCCGCCACCCGATCCGGTCCTTCCACGACGATCCGCTCATCACGGCGCTGACGTTCCTCGGGGCGGAGGGCGCGATCGGGCGTGTCGGCGGAGCGCTCGCGCGCGGCGCGGGCGGGACGGTGGAGTCCGCTGGTCTCCGCGGGGCGCTCGCGCGCACCGGGTCTGAGGTGCGCTCGCCTGTCGCGTACTCCGCGGACGCCGCGCGCGCCGGCCTGAAGGAGCGGCGCTACTCGCGGAACCTGATCCACAAGGCGGTGCAGGTCTCCAACGACGCGCGGCGCGAGCCGCTGCTGCATCCGGACGGCTCGCCGGTCACGGTGGTGCGGCAGGGGCGCGAGGTGCCGGTGCTGGCGCCGAAGGGTCGCGGCATGGGCTCCACGGGAGAGATCTCCCGCATGGGGCGCAAGCAGGGCGACTTCATCGCGGCGCGTCAGCAGGCGGCGGAGTACGGCGCGCGCGACCGGGCGGGCCACGAGTTCATGGTCGGCCGCGCGCGCGGGGAGTTCAAGGGGATCAAGGGCCAGCACGCGAAGGACGCCGTGGCGATGGTCGCGGAGGGCACGATCACGAGCGAGCGGCACTTCCTGACGGATCTCCAGGCGTACCGCGACATGGTGTCCGGGGAGATCGCGCGGCACGAGGGCGGCGCGCAGATCTTCCATTCGGCGCGTGAGCTCCGGGACGCGAAGGCGCAGGTGGCGCGCATCGACCGCATGCTCGCGGACAAGCGCCTGCACGCGCAGATCCCGAAGATCGTGGCGGCCGGCACGGAGATCGGCCGGCGCCTGGTGTCGCACGAAAAGTACGCGCAGGTGCTGGGCGCGATGGACCCGGTGCGAGCGGACCGCGCGCGGCTCATCCACCCGGCGGTGCTGCACATGGGCGCGAAGCATCTGACGCCCGAGGAGCTTCGAGCCGAAGGTAGGATGGGGGAGACCGGGCCTAGCGAGGGGAGAAGCGGACATCCGCCGGCCCCTGCCTCGCCCGGTCCCCCGACCGCTGACGAGTTGGCGGCGCTGGCGATGTACCGCAGTTCGCGCGGGCCAGCGATGAACGCTCTCCTGCGCAACCGGGAGGGCAACGTCGTCAGCTTCGAGGCGATCCGCAAGTCCGGTGTGGAGCCGAAGCTGCGGAAGGCCGCAGATGATCTCGACAGTCTCATCTCCAAGCAGGAGCCGCTTCCGCGCCCGACGGCGGTCTACCGCGGCGTGGATGCCACTGCCGAGGGGTTCGAGGATTGGTCCGTCGGCTCGGTGCATCACGACCCGGGATTCACGAGCGTGTCGCACAGTGCCGAGAGGGCGGTGTATCACGCTGGGGGCGTGAAGCCGATCCTGGTGGAGATGGATCTCCCGAAGGGCATGAAGACCCTCGCGGGCAGCGTGGACGAGCAGGAGCTCATACTCCCGCGGGGGACGAGCTTCCGCGTCGTCAAGCGTGAGGAGAATGCCGCTCTGCCCGGTGGGCGTCGCGGCGTGCGAGTCACTATGGAACCCGTGGCGCGAGCGCGCCCGGCAGTCTCTGACGCTGCGCTCGAGCACGGCGCGCTCCGTGATGCGCAGGGCCGCTTCCTGTCGAACCGCGACATCGAGGAGGTGCTGCGCGCGAAGGGCCGCGACCCGTCCACGGTCGCCTACCTCCCGCCGGGCGCGATCGGGCGCTCCGCCTTCCACAAGCGCTTCACCCTGTCGCGGCCGACGATCGCGGGCGCCGGGCACACCCGGACGGGCGAGCAGTTCCGCCGCGGCCTGACGACCGCCACGGCGAAGAACGTGCGCGAGCAGGGCGTGCGTCTCGCGGTGACGACGCAGAAGGTCCACGGCATCGACCGCACCATCTCCGAGCACGGCCTGACGCACCCGGACGGCCGCTACTTCACGTTCAAGGAGGCGACGGAGTACGCGAAGCGGCTGGGGGAGGACACGGGCGAGGAGTTGATCCCCGTGCGCGCGGTCCCGGCTCGAGCGTCCGCGCACGTGGACGAGCTCGCGCGCGGGCAGCAGTCCCCGACGTCGATGGAGAACCTGACGCAGCGGCTGTTCAACGACCGTCTGTCGCCGGACACCGCGTCGGGCGCGAAGAACGTGGTGCTCATGCCGGCGTCGCTGGTGAACCAGCTGGCTCGCCACGCGCAGTCCACGCACGACATCGTGAAGCTGTTCCAGTGGCTCAACAAGCCGTTCCGGGCGGCGGTGCTGCCGCAGTTCCGGTGGCTGACAGGCAACTTTGTGGAGCCGTTCGTCGTGCGGCTCGGCGCCGTCGGCTCCGGGATCAACCTGCCGGGGCTCGCGGTGGATCTCCGCGCGGCGTCGCAGGTCGTGAAGACCGGGCTGCGCTCCGACGATCCGGCGGTGAAGCGTGCCGCGCAGGAGATGCAGGCACAGCTGGGCATGGGCCAGTTCGTCGGCGGCCGCGGCGCGAGCGTCCGCCGCACGCTCGAGGAGATCCCCGGGCACGACGCGTGGGGTCCTGTCGTCGCGAAGTTCCCGGTGGTGCGGCAGGGCCTGGAGATGTCGCGGACGCTGCTGAAGGGCGCGATGGCGCCCGCGAACGCGTTCTTCGGGCTGAACCGCATCATCGAGAACGTGGCGAACCGCGCCGCGTTCGGGCATCACGTGCGCGCGGACATGCGCTCCCTGCAGGGCTCGTGGACCAAGAGCCTGATCCTGGGGCAGAAGGCCGCGGAGGAAGCCGCGCGCGGCCTGCTGAACACGTCCACGCAGCGGCGCTACGCCGACCAGATGCACGAGCTCCTGGGGAAGTACACGGGGTTCAACCCGACGTCGCGGGCGCTGTTCCAGACGATCCTGCCGTTCGTCCCCTGGTTCCTCAACGCGGCGCGGTTCGTGTTCTGGACCCTGCCCGCCCATCACCCGGTCAAGAGCGCGGTGCTGCAGCAGACCGCTGCGGTCACGCAGAAGGACTGGGAGGAGATCCACCGCGACACGCCGCCCGGCAACCTGAAGTACGCGATCCCGAACGGCAAGGGCGGCTGGATCGACATCGCCCGCTACACGCCGATGGGGGCGTTCACGGAGGCGGTCGGCAGCGGCGGCAAGGACTTCTCCGCGTTCACGGGGCAGATCCTGCCGCAGACGTCCGGGGCGACGAAGGCGCTCGAGGGCAAGGACCCGTTCGGGCGCGACCTGAGCGCGCCGCCCGGCGAGACGCCGAACAACGTGAAGGTCGCGGTGAACAGTCTCGGCGAGGCGCTGATCCCGTACGCCGCGACGATCCGCCGGCTGCGCGAGGGCGGCGCGACCGGCTACTCGACGTCCACGGCGCTGCACCCGAAGACGAAGCCGGGGACGAAGCACGCGAGCGCGCTGGCCCGCACGTTCAGCCCGCTCAATCCGACGTATCTCCGCGCGCCCACAGGTGGCGGGGCGGGAGCTCCTGTTGATCCCCGGGCGGTCCGTAGGGCGCAACGGTCGGCGGCTCGGGCGGGCGGATCGGATGCGGCGGTGGAGCGAGCCATCCGCCGTGCGCGCCGTGCCGCTGGCGGCGGCTGAGTTCCGGGCCGTACTCGCGCCACGCCCATCCGATGATCCCGATCGCCATCGCGATGATGACGATGATGTCTCCGCCCATGCTGTCCATGAGGCGAGGCTAGCGGTAAGGAGGGAGCGCCACTGCTCCACGCGGTCTCTCATTGCGGCAGTAGACGGGTGTTCTACCGCGAGAGCGGACAGAGTTCAGCCTAAAGCCGAACGCTGCCTGAAGGACCAACGTGGGGCCTGCTGCGAGACGGAGCCTGCCGCTTGCTTATGTCGTATCGCCTTGTGGCGCCCGCCTGCCGGAGATCGCTCTCCGTGCTCGGCTCCTGGCTAATGGAGGGGGACGACCCCGGGTGCTGACGCAGGACGCTCGCGCAGTATGTGGCGCGCGTCCGGTTAGCGGGGTACTCTGTCCGTAGCGTTCATCAAGCAAGCGCGACTCTAGAGACCCCGGTGGACCGAACCCCGCCGGGGTCTCTTTCGTTGTCCGCATCCTCCGCGAAACTGCGGGCATGGCGGACAACCGAAGCTACGTCTACCAGCGGCTGAGGCGCGAGCTCGGGCTGACGCCGGCGCAGGCGGCAGGCGCGGTCGGCGGGCTCGGCGGGGAGTCGGGGCCGCACCTGGACCCGAACGCCGTGAACACGACGTCGGGCGCTCTCGGGATCGGCCAGTGGCTCGGCGGCCGCGCGCGGGGCGTGCAGAAGGGAAACCTCCAGCAGCAGACGAGCCATCTCATCGCGGAGTTGAAGGGCCCGGAGCGAGCGGCGCTGAACCGGCTGCGCGGCGCCCGCAACCTGACGGACGCGACGCGCGCGTGGGTGGAGGGCTTCGAGCGCCCGTCACCCGGGGAGATTGCATCGTCCATGCCGGCCCGCTTGGGCTATTCGCGCGATGCCTTCAACGCGTTCCACGGCCTGAAGGGCGGCGGCTCGCTCCCGAGCGGCGGTGGTGGAGGGACGTCGGGCGGCGGCTCGACCACGACGCCCGGCATCCCGGACCAGGGCTCGCAGCAGTCCGTCCTGCCGCTCCTGCAGGCGCTGACGCAGGCGCAGCAGTCGCCGGGCCCCGGCTCCGCGTCCATTCAGGCGCCGGACTTCTCAGCGCAGGCAGTGATGCCGCAGGGGTTCGGCGCGGTGTCGGCCGGCGCGCCCGCCCCGAAGACGGACATCGGGTCGCTGGCCGCGGCGATCCAAACGATCGGCGGCAACGTGCCGCAGGCGCAGGCGGGCTCGACGACGACGGACACGCCGTCGACCGCCACCTCGAGCTCGGACATGTCGGCCGCGTACCCGGGGAAGACGGGCGCGGTGAAGTTCTCGGCGAGCGCGGACCGCCCGGGCGTGAAGACGCAGGCGATCACGAAGGAGTTCCTGTCGCGCGTCGCAGGGTTCTCGCATCGCACGATCGAGGTCGGGACGGGCACGAACCACAACCGCATGACCACGAGCGGCAACGTCTCCGATCACTGGACGGGCAACGCGGCGGACCTGCCGATGCCCGTGGACTCGAAGATCGGGGACCTGACCGCGGCGCACGCGCTCGAGGCCGCCGGCGTCCCGTGGTCGCACGCGATCCAGATGGCGCAGAAGGGCGGCGTGTTCAACGTGACGCCCAAGAGCGGCGAGTTCAAGGGGCGCCGCGTGCAGGTGCTGTGGAAGACGATGGTCGGCGGCAATCACCACAACCACGTCCACGTCGGGGTTCGTTAGGGCCGTGAGCGGTTGCGCTCGCACGCTGAACGGCTGACCGCCCGACCGCTACGGGACCATGAGCGCATGGACGACAGGACGATGAACGGTGTTCGCTGCCAACGTACGCGATCCAGAGTGTGCGGCTCCTACCCTGTGTCTATGACCAACGGGTGGGGCATCCTCATCGCAGGATGCGCGACACGAATGCGCCGGTAAGCAGCGACGTTGTGTCGCCGGATTCTTCTGAGGGCAGGGAACGTCTCTCCCGCATCGAGGAGCGGGTGGATGCTAATCGCCGCCAGATCGAGGTCTTCGGCCCGTTGCCGCTAGCAGTGGCTCTGGTCCAGCGAGCACAAGAGGAGTTCCGAGACGACTTGAAGGAGTTCCGCGCGGACGTTGACCGCCGCTTCGAGAAGACCGAGAAAAGCATGGTCGATCAGAACCGGGCGCTGCTCGATCAGGTGAGCAAGTGCGGCACGAAGATCAGCGATGTCGGCAAGGCGCTGGAGGAGTACAGGGAGCAGGAGCGCAAGCGCCGCGAGGAGGACGCGAAGACGATCCGCGTGGAGCGCACGCAGGACGTCGTCTCCAAGCGCACCCTGTACGGCGTGCTGGGTGCTGCGGGTCTCGCTTCGCTCGCGGCGCTCCTGACGCCGATCATGAGCGCGCTGTTCGGCTGATGCGACGGTTCGCGAATGAGCTACGTCGTGGCGGCCTGCCGCTCGTGGTCGCCGGCGTCGCGCTGCTTCTCGCGCTCGCGCTGTTCGTGACGTCGATCGCGGCGCAGCGCGCGAAGAACACGGCGGGGACCGCGAAGGACCAGAGCGGCCAGGCGAAAGTGCAGTCGCATGAGGCGAAGCAGCAGTCGACGGCGGCGCAGCTGCAGACGAACAAGGTGACGAAGTGCCTGCTGAACTCGCGCGGCCCGAAGCGTGCGGCGCGGTGCCTGAACCTGACGCTGCCGGTGCCGCAGCCGGGCATCACGGGCCAGGCGGGGCAGCCGGGCCGCCCGGGGATCGTCGGGCCGCGCGGCTTGCCGGGCTTGGCCGGGATTCGCGGGCCCCGTGGCCCGACGGGCGATCCGGGGACGCCGTGTCTGGCAAGTCTCGAGCCGGCGTGTGTCGGGCCGCAAGGCGATACCGGGAGCACGGGCGACACGGGCTCCCCCGGCGAGCGCGGCGTGAAGGGCGACGTCGGGAGTGTCGGGCCCGCTGGCCCGGCGGGCGCAGACTCCACCGTTCCGGGGCCGCAGGGCGCTCCTGGCGCGGATTCAACGGTTCCGGGGCCGCAGGGTGCCGCGGGGCCTGCCGGGCCCGCAGGAGCGGACGGAGCGCCCGGCGCCACCGGCGCCACGGGCGCCACGGGCGCCACGGGCCCCGCGATCGCGACGTTCACGTTCACGTTCACGTTCGTGGATGGCGCGGGCAATCAGCAGACGGTGACGCAGACCTGCTCGGACGCGGACGGCGATCTGAACTACACCTGCGCATGAGGTGGTTCGTGCCGCGCACCATCCGGCACGACCGCGACGATTCCCGCATGGACAGGAACTGGCTTCCCGAAGGCTCCCACTGGGGGCTGAAGATCGAACACCGCGAGCTCGACAACGCTGGGTCATTCACCGGCGGCGGGCACAAGCTGGTGTGGCACACAACGGAGGGCGCTGGCATCGACGGCATGTGGCGCGTGCTGCGCGACAAGCGCGCGGCCCCGCACTTCGTCATCGACCCGGGCGGCGGCGACGCCCCGGTCTACCAGTGCATTCCGCTGAACATGGCGGCGCGCGCGCTCGAGCATCCGGCGGGGACGCCGGAGACGAACCGCGCGAACGCGATCCAGGTGGAGATCGTGGACTTCGCGAAGAACGCGCAGGACTGGGGCGACGTCATCTACCGGGACCTGGGCGCGCTGGCCGCGCTGGTCGACCATCGCTTCAACATCCGCCGCGGCTACCGGCCGTTCACGGTGCCGGCGAAGAAGATCACCCCGTCGGGGTTCGTCCGCGCGACGGGCCACGTGGGGCACTGCCACGTGCCGAACAACTCGCACTGGGATCCGGGCCGCATGTCGGGCGCCGCGCTGATGCGCGCGATCACTGACGCCGAGAAGCGCTACGCATAGGGAGGCAGGGATGGACACGACGCAGAAGACGGTGGGGACCGACCCGAAGGTCCCGATTCAGGCAGTGGTCACGGCAGCCGTGGCGGTGCTCGCGTACTTCGGGATCGACTTGGACCCGGCGATCGCGGGCGCGATCGCGGTGGTGGTCGGGATCATCGCGGGCTACTTCGCGCCGGCGCCGAAGACGGTCCCGAAGAACGCGGTGGCGACGGTCGAAGGCGGCACGTCGCATACGAGGACATGAGACCGCGCCTGCAGCGCCTGCTCGAATGGCTGGGGGTCACGGTCCCGCAGCTGGACGAGGAGCGGCTGCGGGCGTGGCTGGAGGAGATCTGATGCCGTGGAAGCCGAGTCAGCAGCGCGCGATCGCGGCGAACATGGCCCGCCAGGGGAAGTCGCGGGAGGAGATCTCCCGGTTCTTCCGGTCGCACGGGTACGGTCACGGGAAGAACGCGCTGATCGAGGCGCACCGCAAGAGCAAGAAGGGGCGGCACTGATGGCACTGAGGGGTTTCGGGATCGGCCGCAAGATCGGCGAGGAGGACATCCCGGCGATCCTCGCGGCGGCGCAGCAGCCGACGTCGCATCCGCAGCCGGCGGGCTCGCTGGCGGACGCGCAGGATCTCGTCGGTCCGCAGGGTGGTGCCGCGTACCTGCTGAGTCAGGGCCTGCGCGCGGGCTCGGGTCCCGGCGGCGGCGTGAACGCGAAGTTCAAGCGCTACGCGGTGAATCGCGGCGGCAAGATGCTGGAGGCGCACGACTACGGCGGCGGGGACGTGAAGTACTTCGCCCGCAAGAACCCGGCGATCCTTCAGGCGGCGGTGCAGCAGCATCTCGGGCAGGGCCAGCCGGGAGCTCCGGCGATGCCGAACCTGTCCGCGCAGGACGAGGAACTGCTGCGGATGCTGCTCGGGAACAACACGCTGCGGCGTTAGCGTCTGACACGCAACGAATTACCGCTTGCGTCTGTCTGACGGAGCGGTATGCTGTGCCGTACAGCGGCAGGCTGAACGGGAGGCGTGAGGGCCACCCGCCTGCTGCACCGCTAGGAGGCGCAGAGTGACCCCGAAAAGGGTGGACGTGACGATCACGTTGACGATCGATCACGTGGATGGACCGATGGTTGACGTTGATCGTCTCACGCAGGCGGCGATCGAGGCGATCTGCGGCGAGACGCTGGAGATCCTGTCGTACCCGCCGAACCATCGCAGCCGATACGTCGTGGAAGACGGCGAGGTCTACGCATGACCGCTGAGAAGGACAACGGATCGCTGCTGACCGCGATCCTTGCCGTCCAGGGCGAGGTCGGCACGCTGTTCAAGGACAAGGTCGCGACGGTCCCGACCAAGAGCGGCGGCCAGTACCAGTACCGCTACATCGCGCTGGACGCGATCGTGGAGCAGGTCGGGCCGATCCTGAACAAGCACGGGCTGATCTGGATGACGTTCCCGACTGGCATGGGCGCTGAGGCGCCGTCGCTGCGCTACGTCCTGCAGCACGCGGCCACGGGCGAGGAGGTTTCCGGCGTGATGCCGCTGATGCTCGGGCCGAACCAGACGCCGCAGGGCATGGGCTCCGCGCTCACGTACGCGCGCCGCTACTCGCTCTGCGCGGTCCTGAATCTCGTCGCGGACGATGACGACGACGCGCAGGCGTCCGCGCAGCAGCAGCAGAAGGCCGGCGCTGCGGCCCGCGCGAAGGCGAACATGGGCGAGGAGGAGCGAACGCTGCTCGCGGAGGCGGAGGCGCTGTACGAGGCGCATCACAAGGACACGCTGCCGCAGCAGCGGTTTGACTCGTACCGCGACTCGACGGGCTACAACGTGGAGGGTCTGCAGCGGCTCGTGGACTGGCTGAACGAGAACAAGCCGAAGCCTGCGGATGCCTGAGAACAGCCCGACCCCTGAGGACTTCGAGGTGATCGCGGACACGCTGATGCCGCCCGCGCCGCCCGCGCCCGCGTTCCAGCACGTGTTCCTCGAGCGGTCCGTCCCGCGCAACCTGCGGCAGACGTTCCTGCGCCACTACAACTCGTGCCCGCGGTCCGCGTACCTGATGCTGAAGTACGAGGGCCTGGACCAGACGCCGGCGATGGTGCGCGGCTCCGCGGCGCACGAGGTGTTCCGCCGCGCGACGCTGGAGGCGATGGAGCAGAACGAGCCGATGATCCCGCCGGACGTCGTGAAGATCCTGGTGGACGAGGTGCTGGCGGAGTTGCCCGTCCCGTTCGAGGAGCACGACTACGTGCGCGAGGCGTGTTTCCGGTGGGCGTCGGAGGTGGCGTTCGATCCGAGCATGGTCGTGGCGTGCGAGACGCTGTTCGAGCTCGAGGTGGGCGACTGGCGGGTGCGCGCCCGCGTGGACTTCGCGGAGCTCCTGGAGGACGACAAGGCGCTGCTGATCCGCGACTACAAGACGTCGCGCGCGGCCCCGCCGTATGACGAGGTGGCCCGCAAGTCGCCGGATGGGCGGCTGGTGGCGAAGAACTTCCAGCTGATCCTGTACGCGCTGCTGCTGCACTTCGGGGTGCCGGTCCGCGAGGAGCCGTGCCCGAACTGCAGCGATGGGTCGGTCACACAGGATGTCTGCTGCCGTCGGTTCCTGGAGACGGGTGAATGCTGCAACTTCCCCGTTCGAGGTGTCGAAGCCTGCGAGACATGCGACGGCCGCGGCGTCATCGAGACCCCGGACCCGTTCCCGATCGCTGACACGGCCCGCCGTTTCGACCTGGAGTTCGTCTACCCGGGCATCGAGGACCGCGAGGGCAAGATGGTGCGCCGCCCGCTCACGATGGACCATCTGGAGCTCACGGAGTACCGCGCGTCCTTGGAAGGGCTCGTGGCCCGCGTGGCGAAGTCAGAGCAGACGGGGGACTGGCCGGCGGTCGTGTCCGACGCGGCGTGCTCGGAGTGCCCGGCGTCCGTCGACTGCCCGATCCCTTACGAGGTGCGCGACCATCGCGGCGTCGTGAACACGCCGGAGCAGGCGTCGGAGGCCGCGATGGTCCTGGACCGCCTGAAGGCCACGACCCGCTCGATGCAGACGGAGCTCCGGAACTTCGCGAAGGCGCACGGCGGCTCGTTCCGCGTGGGGCCGAACAAGGTGATGGAGCTCGTATATACGGAGTCGGAGTCGCTGGACCGTGATGCGCTGCGGTTGGCGCTGGAGTCCGGGGAACCGGTGGATTGGCAGCAGTTCGTGACGCCGAAGGGGCGCACAGACTTCAAGTCGCGGGATCTGACCGCGGAGGAACAGGAGGCAGGAGATGTCTGAGAACGGGGCGATGTCGACGTACGTGGTGCAACGGCAGGACGGTGAGCACTGGAACGATCTGGCGACCGTGGAGGTGCCGCAGCGCACGAAGCGGAAGACGATCATCGAGAAGGCGCTGGAGGAGGCGCAGCACATCCCGGCCGTCGGCGCGCGCATCGCTGTGCGCGTACTGGACGGCCCGTCGTCCGAGGTGCTGTACGTGACGGCGGAGGAGCAGCCCCCGCGGCTGAAGGTCGGATGACGGTTGCCCGCATCGACGTCCACGACCACGACGACACGGAGCTCGGCGCTGCGGTCCGCGACGCGCACGCGTCCGGGAAGACGATGGTGATGCTGATCGACTCGTCGCAGCCGGAGCGCAGGGCCGCCACCTGGATCGACGGGCAGCACGGCCTGTACCGCATGCAGTGCGAGAACGACCACGTGTGGCTGACGGCGCTCGAGGGCCCGCCGTTCCGGCGCCGGCCGAAGCAGTCGACCTGCACACTCTGCGGGTGCGACGGGGAGTGGATGGACTGATGCCTGAGCAGAACGCATGGGCGACGGTGGCATGGTTCGCCCGCCAGGACGCTGAGATGCTGGGTACGACCGCGCGATCGGCGGCGCCTCCGGGCGTCCCGCCGACGGTGGCGGGTGCGCTGGTGCATCTGTCGCAGGCACTGCTGGACCTGCGCGACCACAAGGCGGACGACTTCTGATGCCAAGCCGTGTCTACAAGCGTTCGGAGGGCTCGTTCGCGGCCCGCGCGTACGTCGGCGGCAAAGCGGTGTGGCTCGGCACGTACCGAACCCGCGAGGAGGCGCAGGAGGCGGTCGTACGGGCCGGCCAGGGCGCTCTGCCCGCGGCGATGACGGTGGAGGAGTGGGGCGCTCGCTGGCTCCTCGTGTTCCCGGGGCGCCGCAACCCGCAGTCGGAGGCGCACTACACGCAGATGCTACGGCCGTTCCTGCGGGCGCACGCGCGTCGCCGCGTCGCTGACATTACGCAGCTGGAGGCGCAGACGTGGGCGGTGGCGCATCCGTCGCAGGTCCGCTACCTGCGCATGATGTTCGGCAAGGCGAAGCGTGCGGGGATCGTGGAGCGCAACGTGTGGGAGGCGGTGGAGACGACGGTGCGCCGGCGTCCGCGTCGCGCCCCGTCCGCGCAGGAGCTCGAGGTGCTGGTCGCCACGGCGCGCGGGCGGTATGACGACCGCTTCGCGGACATGATGGTCTTCACGGCGTATACGGGACTGCGACTGTCGGAGGTGGCTGATGTCCAGACGGGCGACATGCATTCGGATGGTCGGCGACTTCGCGTTCGCGGGAAGCGACGGGCCGGGGAGGCTGACCCGCGGGAGAGGACGGTCGCGGTCTTCCCTGCGGCCCGAGCGGCGTTCGCAGCCCACGCCCCCGAGGTGGGTCTTGTATGGCGAGCGCTGGACGGCGAGCGCTGGACGCGGTTCACGGTGGCGGAGGCGATGCGGATGATCTGTGCGGCGGCGCTGGTGGAGGACGTGACGTTTCATTCGCTGCGGCACTTCCATGCGTCGTGGCTGCTGGATCAGGGCGCGTCGGATCTCGACGTGGCGCTGCAGTTGGGCCACGTGAAGGCGGACGGCACGGTGGACCCGTCGCTGGTGCGTCGCAGGTACGGGCACCCGGACGTCGAAGCGGGCCTGGCGCGGCTGGAGGCCACGGCGGGATGAGCGAACCACACCGGCCGTGTGCGTGCGAGATGCGGGAGATGGTCAATGGCCCCGGCTCCTCGGTTCCGTGTGCCTGCATGGGGTCGGTGCCTGTGACGAGTTGGAAGGGCGAGCGCGGCTATCTCCTGTTCGTGGAGGACGTGCCCGACGACGAAAGCGCGGAGCGCCGCTTGGTGCGGCTTGCAGTTGGGCGTCCAGAGGGAATGACGCTGCCGGAATGGCTGGCCGAGATGCAATCGCTGGCGCGTGAGGCTGGCGGCTGAGTAGATCGCCCGCGCGTGAGGGCGCGGGCTGGACAGGGAGGGCGTGATGGCAGGACTGGACATATCGCGTGAGCAGCGCATGTCCGCGCTGGAGTACGCGAACCTCGTGCGCACGTACCGCGCACGCATGAAGAAGGAGGTGCAGGCGGGCCGGATGCCGTACGACACGTTCCTGTCGCACGGGCCGCACGACCCGTTGCTGCGCTCCATGAAGATCCAGGACGCGCTGCGGCACATGCCGGTGATCGGCCGCGTGAAGGCGGAGAAGATCCTGCGGGCCGCGAATGTCAGCCCGTCGAAGTCCCTGGGCGGCCTGTCTCCGGCGGCGTGGGAGCGCCTTTACATCGTGCTGGAGAGCTACCCGACCGTTCGTCGCAGGCTGTCCGAGGCGCGCGGGATGGTGAACGCACCATGAAGAAGGTCGATGAGATGATCGCGCTGTCGACGGTCCGCGAGGCGCGCGCACGGATGCTCGAGCAGGGCTACGGCGGCAAGTACGTCTCGGACAAGAGCCTGGAGAAGCTGCTGGAGATCTGCGGCGACCCGGACCTGCTGGCGACCGCGCTGGGGATGGACCCGCGTCCGCAGTGGGTAGAGGACGCGATCCTGTGAGGTGCGCGATCTGCGGTGCCCGCGCGGTGCATCAGCATCACCTCATTCCGCGGCAGGTGCTGCGCCGGGAGGGCCGCCGGGACCGCCTGACGGACCCGCGTGTGCTGCTCCCGATGTGCTTCGAGTGCCATTTCAACCACGAGTCGTGGGCGCGCCGCATCTGGCGGGACGAGCTCCCCAAGAGCGTGTGGGCGTTCGCCAGCGAGCTCGGGGAGTGGGCGGCCGTCCGTCTGGAGCGGGACTATCCCGTGCGTGAGCGCGCCCCTTCTGCAGCAAGAGGCGTTCGTGCCTGAGCCGGCGCGGCGGCTCATCACGCGCCCGGGGATGACCGCTCACTGGGGCTGCGACCCGAGCACGAAGCGGGTGGCGATCGCGTGCGGCCAGCGGGTGCGCACGCATTCGTTCCCGGCGACGGAAGGGCTCGCGCGCCTGTCGGACATCTACGCGGGCACGACGGAGTTCATGGAGGATCTGCTGCTGTCGTGGCCCGCGCCCGGGTTCATCCTGGTGGAGCAGCCGTCCGGTGAGACCGTGGACCCGATCCTCTGGTACGCGGTCGGCGCGACGATCACGGCGATCCAGGACGCGTGCGCCGGTCTCGGCACGCGCGTGGAGACGATCGCTCCCTCCTCCTGGAAGAAGCTGGCGGTGGGCCGCGGGAACGTCTACAAGCCGACGTCGAAGAAGCTCGGCCGGCGCCCGGAGTTCCTGGACTACGGGGTGGCGCAGTGGGCCGCTCAGAACGGCTACGAGGGCCATAGCTGGGACGAAAGTGACGCTCTGGGGATCGCTGAGGCGGGTAGGCGTCTCGTGACACTGGAGGCGCGGTGAGCGCCGTATATACGAAGGAGGAGATCCATGCCTGAGCCGTACGGCGGATTCATCACGTTCGTGCTGATCCTCGCCACGTTCATCCTGGTCCTGCTGATCGCGCTGGGTGCGCTCCCGAACTGATGGGCATCATCGAACTGCTGCTCATCATCCTGCTGATCGTCGTGATCCTGGCGGTTGCGACGCGCGGCCGCTGGTAGATGGAGCGATTCTGGTCGAAGGTCCTCGTGGGCGACGAGTCGGAATGCTGGCCGTGGCTGGCCTCGCAGCGAAGCGGCTACGGCGCGATGTACTTCGGCGGCAGGATGCGGGGCGCGCACTGCGTGGCGTACGAGCTCTGCGTGGGCGAGGTTGCTCCAGGAGTCGACATCCATCACGACTGCGGAAATCGTCTGTGCTGCAATCCACGTCATCTGGTTGCGCTGGCCCGGTCAGATCACGGGCGTATGCACGCGCTGACGCAGCCTCCGCGGCCGAAGCCGACGGGTCCATGTCGTCGGTGCGGCAAGCCGCTAGCCGATCGCCCGTCCGGTGGCAGAACGTACCGTCGATGCCTTCCTTGTGACGCGGCGCGGAAGCGCCGCGAAAGGGCCCGTCGGTCCGACGCGAAGTCTTAGATGCACCGGGGGTCCGCTAGGCCCCGAAATCACCAAATCCCGTGAGGGGGACGACGCATATGGCAGGAACACGCGAAGCGATCGACGCTGCGCATGAGGTGTTGGGCACGGAGCCAGGGGACGTGCCGGGCGTGGTGCCCGGTCAGCGGGACCTGTACGGCGGGGAGATCCGCCAAAAGGACGGCGGCGACATCGTGGAGACGTACCCGGAGGAGATCCGGGTGGACGGCACGACGCAGCTGTCCGCGTTCGACATGGGCGGCAAGCGCGCGACGTCGGCGAGCATCCGCCTGAGCGGCGGGAAGATCCTGTTGGTGGACGGCAAGGCGCTGTCGAAAGGCGAGGTGATCCACTTCTCCGGCACGGCGGTGGTCCGCGAGGTGGGGCAGCGCGACAAGTCGGACCCGAAGACGGGCATCGTGGTCTCCGCGGAGCAGAAGCACGTGGCGGAGATCGTGGACCTGCGGATCTCGCACGAGTAGGTGGCGGACGAGCTCGGGCCGGGGGCGCAGGTTCCCCCGACCCTCGTTCTCGGCGACCTGCCGCAGCGGCTGGTGGATCTCATGCTGGTGTACGCGGAGACGATGCGCGCCGCGGGGCCGTGGCTGACGGGCGACGTCGCGGTGCCGTTGGCGCAGCTGCGGGAGATGGGCGAGCAGTTGCGGGCGCTCGAGGCCGCCACTGAGGCTGCGATTGCGGAGGCGCACGACGTCTACCGCGCGACGGAGCGCCGGCGCACGGAGGCGCAGGCGGTGCTGGGCGGCGCAGCATGAGCCGCCTGGTGCCGTTCCAGCCCGCGCTGCGGGCCATCGACATGCTCCTGGGGTGGAAGGACCCGTGGCTTCCCGTGGAGCGCCGCAGGGACGGCGAGACGCGGTCCTGCTGGCATCACTGCCACGACGGCGGTGCGCTCGTCACGCTCGTGAGTCGCGCGGACGAGCTCTGGTCTGACGAGGTGCTGCTGGGCCTGCCGGAGCGCACGCGCGGCCGCGGCCAGACCGGCGCCACGATCCTATGGGCGCGCGTGGAGGGCCCGAAGCAGCTGCAGCGCGCCTACAAGTTCCGCCCGCTGCCGAACATCGCGGTGCAGGAGGGCTCGAGGCGCTGGCTGATCTGGGCGCTGGACCGCTGGCTGCCGTACTTCGATGTGGAGGACCGCAACCGCAAGCTCGCCTACCACTTGGGCGCGGTGCAGCGGTTCGGCTCCCCGGAGAACTTCCTGCTGCCGGCGCCCGGGTCGTGCGCGAGGGAGGGCCGCGCCCGTCCGGCGCCGGTGGTGACGCGTCGTCTGGAGCCCGGGACGTTCGCTCCTGACGTGTTGACGCGGCGGTTGAAGGAGCCGCCGGATCGCGATGCATGGAGGAAGACGGGCTAAACCAGCGCAAGATGCGCTGCCGCGCTACGTTCCAATCCAACGTGGGTATAAGGCCGCAACGGGTACGTGAGGGTGCCCGCCAGGACAGGAGATCACGATGTGGCAGTCGGATGTGGTGGCGTTCCTTCGGGACTGCAAGGACCACGACTGGGAGTTCGCTCCCGCGTGGTCGGCGGCTCTGCGGCGGTATCCGCCCCGTGGCGCCGGGATGGGGCAGCGGCAACTGACGCTCGAGGACGACGGCGAGCCGACGCTGGTGCAGTTCCTGGAGCGGGCGTGCAGCGACGCGTGGCATGGCCGCTGCCCGGGGCTGGCGCGCTTGAGCACGGACCTGACGGACGTCTCGGCGGATGTGCGGTTCGCGCGCACGCCGGGCGGCTCGCACAGCGTGAAGCAGCGGGCGAACCTGCTGGCATGATGGACCGCGCGGAGATGATCGCGCTGGCGTCACCTCCGTGCCATGTCTGCGGCAGTCCGGTGCAGCGCACGGAGATGCGCTGGACGAAGCTCACGGGCGACGAGTGGGTGCCCGGTCCGGCGTACATGGTGTGCGCTGAGGGGCACCGCGTACTCCTCGAGCCGCTGACCTGAAAGGCTGGCCCCGCCCGGGAGCGCTGCTGGTGTGAGGGTGCGCCCCGGGCGGGCCCTAGCCGTGCCGATGCGTAGGGAGGCGAGGTCCGCGCCGGCGGTTCTCATTGTCACGGTAGTGGACCGTCCTGCCCGCCCGCGACACTTCCCGCATGGCTTCACTCATCACTCGAGGCTGGACCCCTGGCGCGAACGTCTCGGCGTACGGCGGCCTGTCTCTGGCCGCGTCGCGCGGTGACGCTCAGGCGGCAGGCGCGGCGATCGAGACGGTCGCCGCTGACGCTGCGGGCACCGCGACGCACATCACGCTCGCGAACGACACGCCGTACGTGCTGCAGCAGGCGGGCGCGGCCCGCACGGTGCGCGCTCGCCTGTCGACGCAGGACACGGGCCGCACGGTCGGGACGGGGGACGTGACGAACGCCGCCCTGACGATCGCGAACGCTGCGGCCACCACGGGCACGTGGCGCGTCGGGCAGCGGATCACCGGCATCGGCATCCCACCCGGGGTGTTCATCAAGTCGATCAGCGGCGCGACGCTGACGCTCTCGCAGGCTGCGACCGCCACGAACGTCGGCACGGCGCTCGAGGGCCACGGCGGCTTCAAGTGGCAGGCGAAGCTCGCGCAGCGCCGCAACGCGGCGGGGACAAGCTGATGGCGGTCGCACCGATCGTCGCCTCAGCAGCGGGCGCCACGGCTGTCGTCGCCGCGGTCACGACCCCCGGGAACAAGAAGATCCGCGTGCACTCCGTGCAGATGTGGAACGGCGTGGCGACCGCGAACAACGTGAAGTTCCAGAGCGGTTCCACGGACCTGCACGGAGTGGTCCCGCTGCCGCTCGCGGTCGGGATCCCCGTGAGTCTCGGCCAGCAGGCTGCCCGCGAAGACTTCCTGTTCGAGACGGCTGCGGGGCAGGCGCTGAACGTGAACCTGTCCGCGGCCACGGCGGTCGCCGGCTGGCTCGAGTACACGCTGGAGTAGAGCCGCATGGCACGGAAGCCGTCGCTCGCGTTCCAGGACGACACGGCGCTGCAGGGCCCGAACGCGAACGCGCTGATCGCTGCGATGAAGGCGGCGGGCGCGAAGGACGCCCGGATCAACGTGATCTACGGCCGCGTGAAGAACGAGGGCTACGGCAAGATCGACCAGGAGGTCAACGCGCTGCGCGCCGCGGGGATCCATCCGCAGATGACGCTGATGGGGACCCCGAGCTACATGCCGACGGGCGACCAGACGCTGAACGCCGCGCACAACGATCCGCGGCAGTGGCAGGCGTTCGCCAGCGAGGTCGCCAAGCACTTCAAGGGCCGCGTCGGGCGCTACTCGATCGGCAACGAGATGAACCTGGAGGGGTTCTTCGCCCCGAACGCTGCGGGCGCGCTGGCGGGCGGCAAGGCGTACCGCAACGTCTACCGCGGCGGCTACGCGGGCGTGAAGGCCGCGGATCCGACCGCTCAGGTGCTGATGGGCGAGCTCGTGGGCGCGACGAACGCCCGCGACTTCCTGAAGGGCGTACTCGGCGGCAAGCCGCTGAAGACCGCGGGGCTCGCCTATCACCCGTATGACAAGAGCGTCACGGACGCGCCGGCCGCGAACCGTAACGCGTGGGACATCGAGAACCTGCCGGACCTGCAGGCGACGTTGGCCCGCTACAAGCGCCAGGGCAAGCTCCAGACCGCGCAGGGGCAGTCTGCTCCCCTGTACCTCACGGAGATGGGCTACTTCCGCGGGGGCAAGCTCTCCGACCAGGCGCGCGCGGCGCGCATGGGGCGCGCGTACAGGCTGGCGCAGCAGGCGGGCGCCCGGCAGCTGTTGAGCTACCAGATCGCGCCCACCGAGCGGAAGATGGTCCAGGGCGCCCCGAGCGTGAACCCGGAGGGCGGTCTGGTCCCCGGTGCCGTCACGCAGGATCCCGGGTGGGTGTGGGACACGGCGCTGGCGCCGCAGTCGCTGGCGGAGGCGATCCGCCGACAGTCCGCGCGCCCGACCGCTCGTGCTGCGCGTGTCCGACCGCGCAGGTAGCGTGCCGTCGGTCACGCCGGACGCCGCCCTCAACCTATCGCGGCGTCCCACATAGAGGCGCGCCATCCGCCACGCAAAGCGGCCCCGGTTTCCCGGGGCCGCTCGCGTATATACGGGTCTGGTCCGCGGTCGCTCAGTAGTAGGAAGCCTCGAGCTCCGCGCGTCGGGCCGCGTGCGCCTTGCACCACTCGCGCACCTCGCGCGCGTCCCAGAGCTCGGTTCCGGCCCGCTCGCACGGCAGCGGCGCCGGAAAGCCGCGATGCTCGCGCCACTTCAGCAGCGTCGGCCGCGTGACGGGCCGCCACTCGTGCCCGAGGTAGTAGCCCGCGATCTTCCGCACCGCCGCGTTGCCGACGATGTCACGCGGATGAATCACCAGGCGGTCCCCGTCACGGGTCTGGTCCCCGGTATCCGCAGTCGCCAGGAGGTCGCGCAGGATCGTGAGCGCCGGATCGTCGGCCCGCACGTTGACCTGCCATCGGTCCGCGGCGCCTCGAGCGCCCGTGAAGGCGCGGCCGGCGCTCAGGAACCGCTCGAGCTCGCGACGGGTCTGGTCCCCGGTAGCGGGCATCAGAGCAGGACCACCGCGATGATCGTGATCCCGCCCCAGAATGCGAGGGAGACCAGGATCGCGCCGACCCATGCCGCGATGCTCACGGGATCCGCGTGCGTGCGGGCCCGCCGCTCGTGCGCCGCAATGAGGGATGCGTCGCATCGGCGCTGCCATTCCTGGATAGAGGGGTTCATGCGCCACCGCCGGCGAGGCGGTCGGCCAGCTGCGCGAGCTTGGCTCGCTCCACGGTGGACAGCGGCACCGCGTCTGGGATGTCCTGGAGCGCCATCGACAGCGACAGCGCGAAACGGATGGCGGCAGCGGCGCGGGCAGACTCCGCGTCGCTCAATACGTGCGGCATGGTTCCTCCTAGGGGTGAGAATCGGCCCGTGGCACGGCCAGAGCCCGCACGTGGCGGGCTCTGAGCAGCGGACGGGTAGGTAGGGATGGGCAAAACGGGAGAACGGCTTATTTTGCGGGGCGCTGGACGGGTCCGGGTCCCGGAGCGTTCGGGGACAGGATCCGCGCGAGGATGTCCGTGCCGGTCACGAGATCTCGCGCCACTGCGACTGACGCAGCGCCTCGCCGAACCGTGCGCGCCACGCGTCGTCGGCGGCCTCGAGCCCCTTGCTGTAGCCGCCACCGCTGTACGCGATGCCGCGGTCGGTCATTCGGCGGCCGCGCGCGCGGGCCACAAAGTACGTGATGTCCTGGATTGCGCCGTGGCTGACGACGTAGACCCGGACGTAATCGGTCATGCTCCGGGTGTAGTCCGTGCGGGTATGGACGATCGTGCGGCGCGACGGGATGAATCGCTGCAGCGCCTCCACGGCGTTCTCCTGCTCGGTCTGACGTTCTTGCGTGGCACTCATGGGTGATCTCCTAGCGGTTGAATGGTTCTGGCACCGCCGAAACCCGGATCAACCGGGCATCAACGGGAGGCTATGTCGGGCCGCGAACTAGGTGGCGCGCGTGAAAACCGTGTGGTCTGTCACGTGCCAGCGCTTGTCCGGCAGGTGGATCTCCGCCCATTCGTGGGCGGTAACGCGGTCGTCGAATACGAACGGAGTGGGGTCGTATTCGCGGGTGGAAAGCACATAGACGCGCCTTCCCGAATCGATCATTTGCGTGGTGCTCATGGTGATCTCCTGTCGGTAGGTAGGTACTCAGAACGGCATGGCAGAGGAGACGCGCGACGCGCCCTCTATCCACTGCCCGTAGTTGCGGTTGCCGCGTATGTCGTTCGTGAACCCGCACGAGCAGCGATGGTTCGTGGCGGAGACGAACGCGTGACATCCGCCGCACTTCAGGCGGTCGGCCGGCACGTTGCGAGACGCGCGGGCCGCAGAGCGAATCTGCCGCTCCGTATACGCGCGGAAGTCAGGATGCTCGTGCGCGAGCTCCGGACAGGCGCACAGAGCATCCTCGAGCTCGGCGAACATCATCCGCTGGCCGCACGCGCAGAACGGGAGACCGTGGCGGATGATGGCCCCGCGCGAGACGTAGGCCATCATTTTGTCCGTCGGGCACTCGATCTTGCGCAGGCGGCCGTTGCCGCTGGTCTTCGGGCGGGCCATTAGAGCGCCATCCCGGTCTGACCCGGCATCACGTCAACCGGAGTGAACAGACGCGCGGACTCGTGACGGGCCGGCGCGACGGGCGGAGCCGCCTGGAGCCACTGAACGGGCCCGTGCGGCATGCCCGTGTCTCCGGAGTAGCGTCCGGTACGAACCGCGCGGGCGAACATGCGCCGCGCGTTCTCACTCAGCGGCGCTCCATCGGACGCGCGACCGAAGCAGGGGACGCCGCTCACGACGTCACCCCGGGCAGCAGGACGCCGCAACGGACGCACGAGCGGACCGTGAGGCCGAACGTGCGGGCACCGCGGCACGGGCCGTTCAGGGTGTGCGGGTGCGCGATCATGCGTGCGTGCCGTTAAACGCGGCGATGAGTTCCGCGCTGTCGCCATCGGCGAGCAACTGCGGGCCGTCCGGGATCGCGTCGATGTCCTCGTAAGACATCTCGTGTACCTCGATCACGGTGCCGTTAGGCAGCGGGCCGATCGTGCCGCCATCGGTGTGATCGGGCGTCCGGAACGGGTTGTCCCCGAACACCGCTCCCATCTGGTTCATCACGGCAAGGGTGTAAGACCCGTCGTGATGCCGGATGGCCTCGTGTACGCGATCGCGCGCCTCCTCGAGCGTCGCGACTGCGGTGCGGGTGGGAGGCGGCTCGGTCACGACCTTGGACCGCGTGCCTTCCCAGACAGTGCGGCGAGGATGCCGCGTGGTGATGATGTAGGGCACTGCAACTCCTAGCGGTTAGAGCGGCCGCGTTGTGCAAGCCGCGTAAGGACTGTATATACGCTCCGTAAACGGCCGTGTCAAGCAATTCCGTCGGGAAACGGCGCGAAGATCCAACGAATGTCCAAATTCGAGCGCCGATACAGCGATGAGCAGATAGCCGCGGCCGTGCATTGCTACCTGGACCGGAAGATCCGGCCCGCGAAAGCCGTAATGCAGCTGGCCCGCGAGGGCAACCTAGTGGGCAGAGACGGTCGAACGGTGCCCGCATTCAGCATCGGAGAGTCCTATCTCCGCATCCTCGTGACGAACGAACGGAAACGCCGGCGCGGGCCCGTGAAGGGCGGAGGGATGAACTCCCTCTCGAACCCTGACGATGTCCTCGAGGGGCTGCGGCGCCGCATGATCGCGCTCGCCGACTCAGAGCTCGGCGTATGCGAGAGACAGCGCCAAGGCAAGCGTGATCCCGAGCATATGCGGCAGATAGCGCGCCTCGTGCGCGAAGTAGCCGCGCTACCGAAACCGGGCGAAGGCCGCTCCCGAACCCCTGGAGACAGAGACGCCAACGGCAAGATGGTCGACGGCAAGACCACGGGCGGGATCGTCGGGAAGATGCTGAACGCGCACCGGACAAGACCCGCGACAGAACCCCTCACAACACAAGAGGGCAGCGCGGAGAACGGGAACGAACGTATAAACGCAGGACAAAGCGCAGCGCAAAGCCAAGAACGGGACGGGTCCGGATCGCTCCAGCGAAGCGAAGCAAGCGTGCTCGAGAGCGACCCTCTGCTGCGTCGCATCCCTGCCTGAGCGCACACACATGGGCTGCGCTATGGGCTGCGAGCGGTCGGCCCAATGTGGCTCAACCATGCGGTATCGCGAGCGTATAAACGTACTCACGTAGATAGGTAGGCGCTCGAGGGGGGAGGGGGCGGGGGCCCTCGAGCTCTCAGAAGCGCCGGCCCCCCGCCACCCCGTGGCGATGGGACCCGCGCGGGCGCAGGATGTGACTTCGACACTCTCACACGCCAGCAGTCATCCGTACACATCCACCCGTACGTGTGTGTACACTCCCGTACATGGACTACCACCAGCCGGGCGGCACGACGTTGAAGGTCAGAAGGGACTCCGGGCAGCGGCAGTTGCACATCTCGCTCCGCGGATACCCGATCACGTGGCGGGGCCGGATGGACACCGAGGTATCCCTGTCGTGGACGGTGCGGGGCGCGGAGGCGGAGGCGCTGTTGCGCGAGATGGTGATGATCGCGGAGCGCTGGGGGGTGACGGCGGATGTCGAAGCGGCGCGTTGACGTACGGGTGGACGAGGATCTGCTCAAGTGGGCGGATGGCTACGCCGACGATCGGCGATGGACGCGGACCGCGGTCTTCGAGGCGGGCCTGGAGGCGCTGCGCGGAGACTCTGCAGGCGGCGTCCCCGATCCGCCGGCGGTCGAGCGGTCGAGCGCGAGGCCGCAGCGCGAGCAGTTCGCGAGCGGCGAGGAGTGGCAGAACGCGATGCGGCTATGGAGAGTGAGGCAGGGATGAGCGAGCCGAAGAAGTACGAGAAGGGCTACCGCGGGGGGTTGTCGCCGGCGGCCATCAAGTGGATGGAGGAGCGGTCGGTGGCGTTCGGGAACGCGACGAGCTCGAAGCAGGGCAAGCCGCCGGACGGCGTGACGTACGGGGCGGGGAAGGGCCCGAGGGGGAAGTCACAGCGGTGAGACATCGTGGGTCGATCGAGGTGGACGGGATCGTGGTGCGGCCATGAAGCTCTTCGCTCCGGTCGACTGCGGCCTCGACGGTTACCCGCCCGAGTGGCACGAGACGATCAAGCATGCGGTCCGCGAGGCGGCCGGGAATCGCTGCGTGCGATGCATGCACCCGTACGAGAAGGGCGCCGGCGAATGGTCGCCCTGTGACACTGAGTGCCGCCACGGTGGTCCGGTCCGCTTCGACGGGCACGAGTTCGATGAGCCGATGGGCGATCTCGCGGTTGCATCGACCGTGGCGCACGGGACGTCGGTGGAGGCCCGCTGGCGGGTCCTCACGGTCCACCATCTGAACGGCGACAAGTTCGATTGCCGCTGGTGGAACCTCGCCGCTCTCTGCCAGCGCTGCCACCTCCAGATTCAGGGCAAGGTGCAGATGCCTCGGGTTTGGCCGTGGGAGCACTCGGAGTGGTTCAAGCCGTACGCCGCTGGCTGGTACGCGTTCACGTATCTCGGCGAGGACTTGAGTCGCGACGAAGCGGTCGCTCGCATGGACGAACTGCTGGCGCTGGAGCGTGTGGCATGAGGGTTCTCCGTGGCCTTCCCTTCGGTGTCTTCACCGCCCCGCTGGAGGTCATCGCCCGGGAGGTCGCCCTTCCGTCCCTGGCCGGGTTGGGTGCGGTGGTGGCTGCTGGTGTGGCCGGTGCGTATTGGCTGGGTCGACGGAAGGGGAAGCGGTGAGATTCGCGTACGCCGACCCGCCGTACCCGGGTCAGAGCAAACGCCTATACGGCGAGCACGCCGACTACGCGGGTGAGATAGACCACAGTGCGCTCGTCGCTCGCCTCGTCGCTGAGTACCCGGATGGCTGGGCGCTCTCGACGGGCGCGAAGATGCTCCGCGAGGTCCTTCTGCTCTGCCCCGATGATGTTCGTGTCCTCTCGTGGGTGAAGACGGACGCGCCTCCCTTCACCATTCGCGTGCAGTACACATGGGAGCCGGTCGTCCTCCGGGGCGGACGAGCCTACGAGGGCGGGCCGCGCACCGTGCGCGACTCGCTCGTTGCACCCTCATGCGGCGCGATGGGATCGGGGGTCCATCGCGGTGGACCCGGCCATGTGGTCGGGCGCAAGCCTCCGCGTTTCTGCCGGTGGCTGTTCGAGGTCCTGGGCGCCGAACCGGGCGATTCCCTCGATGATTTGTTTCCCGGCTCCGGCCAGGTCGGCCGTGAGTGGGCAGCATTCTCAGCGCAGATGAGGCTGATCGCCTGATGTCGTATTGGCTGGGTCGAAAGAGAGGACAGAAGAGATGAGCGGCGACATCTACGAATCGGAGACGATCGAGGACTTGGCGCTGGTCGGCGAGTTCGACGCGGAGGTCTGGGCGGCGGCGTTCGTCGGCGCTACGGCCCGCACGCCTGAGATTGCGCATGACGCTGAGACGATACTGACGTGGTTCGCGACGGCGATCATGGCGGGCTACGACCGCGCAAAGGCCGAGGTGTCCTGATGGAGGGTTCTGTTCAGGGCTCAACGAGCCACGAGGGCAGAACGTGGTGCGACTGCCATGCGACGTGCGGCGACATGCTGGTCGCGCATGATCGCCCGGGCGCGGTCTGCAAAGCGCTAGTCGGCTCGTGGGCGTCGCTGCATGAACATCGCCCGATGCCGGCTACCCCGCCGTTCGAGTTGTCGTGTCGCAAGTGCGGCTATCGAGTCGATCTTCACGCGCGAGCGGTCTCTGATGTCTGAGGGTGGGGAGGCCCACGAGACTCGCTTGTGGGCGCTGCGCTGCTACATGGCGATCGCTGTCGTGGGCGGGTTCGTGGCTGGGTTCGTGATCGGGCGCGGGTGGCTGGCATGAGTGAGGGTGGGGAGGCCCGGAACCACGAGCTACGCGAGAAGATCGCTGACGCGCTCGCTGAGAACGACCAGTGCGGTGTCGGCCCTCTGTCGCGGCAGGAATACCTTGATGACGCGGAGGCGATCCTGTCGCTGATCCGCACCTATGGCGGGACGCGCGATGCGGTCAGGCGTTCCCCGCAGGGCGAGGACCACGGCCGATGTGGCTATGGCGCATGTGTTCGTCCGAGGGGGCACACCGGATCGCATTCCGTCGCGCTTGAGGGCACACCGTTCTCGGTCCCGCAGGGCGAGGACCACGTACCGACAGCGTTCGAGGTCCACATGCAGCCGTCCCTCGCGGCCAAGCGTCGTGAGGGTCTGGCGCAGGACGAGGACCACGAGGACCCAGAGGCGCGAGATCGGAAGCGTCTGTACGGCTTCGATCCCGCCCCGTCCCCTGAGGGTGGGGAGGCCCGGAACCACGAATGGGTGCCTGAACATCCATGCCCGGACGACGACGAGCATCGCGCCATGCGGTCGCTCGGACTCACAGTGACGGCGTGCAAGGGTCGTGGGTGTAGCAACCTGCGTGACCTGGCCGTCATCGCTGCCTCGCAATTCGGACGCGAGGACGACAAGCGATACGGCGGGCGGGTACTTGCTGCGATGGCTCGGGTGAACGCTCGTGTCTGAGGCCCGGAACCACGAGACCGAGGTCGAAGCGGTCGCGCGGGCGATCAAAGACGAGTTGCCCTACGTGAAGGACGGCAGAGCCAGGCGTGTCGCCGAACGGGCAATAGCTGCGCGCGCACGGGCCGCCGCTCTCGATGCCGTCAGGCGTTCCCCGCAGGGCGAGGACCACGAGGCGGGCATCGAGGCTGCCCACGAGGTTCTGTATCGCATCTACGGCGACGGTGAGCGGACGCGGAACACTGTACGTCGGGCCATCGCCGCCTACCTCTCCCGCTGCCCGTCCCCGGAGCGCAACACAGAGAAGCTGGTGGAGGCGCTACGCGAGATCGAAAGG